CATGATGCATTAGTTCCAGTATCATCAATAAAAGTAACAGTCCATGGTTTATAGTCTCGGTCCCCAGCATAATGTGCTACACGTCCACGGTATGGTATTGAAATACTACCTAATTCTGCTTCTGGTAATTTTGCTGCAGTTGCATGATAGACTGAAGTTGCAGGTGCATTATCAATACCGGCTGGCCAATCAATTATAACATTAAATCTATTGGCGCGCGTTCCACCCTTAAATCCATCTTTAAAATCTGAAATTGTATTAATAGACATTTAAGACCCTTTAGTTTACTCGGATGCACTGACTGTTAGTGTATACCCAGTAAGGTTTGAAACACCGTTGATTGTTGATCCAAATGATGCTTGTCTTGGATAGAACGTAACGTCTACAGTTATTAAAGTATCATTGGTGGTAACCGGATTTACTACTACTGTTGTATTATCTGTAAATAATGAAGCATTTAATGCAGAATTATTGTTAATTTGATTTTTAATATCATTAACTATTGTTGCACGAACACCGCTATCATTAGGTAAATTTCTTGTTACAAAATCATCTAAAATATCTTGTGTAAGTTTTGTGATTACACGTTTCATTGACGTGACACCAATTCTATCTTCTATCGTACTTTGTAGTGAGGTTGCCCCAACTAAATCTGTAGACAAAATGAATCCCTCAGTTCCTTGAACATAGAAATTAACACGTTTTGCTCTTAAGTCACTAGCAATAGTACTAGGGTTAACAATTGTTGGTGTTATACTATCAACATTTAAAACTTTAGAATTTATGTTACCTACAGAAGATTGGTAAATACTATTATTTGCTTTAGCTCTCTGTATTGAGCCAGCTACATCTGCAACTAAAGGAATTTCTAATATAAGAGTTTTAGTTGCAGGGTGTCCAAAGTTATTACTTTGGATTGTGCGTTTTTTCTTTCCCATTACACACATTAATCTATTAAGATATGGTTCTTCGATTAATGTGTATGAAGTTAATCCAGCCGTATTAATAATATTCTGGTATAATGATGGTTGACCGTTAAAACCAGGATAACGATATACATCAGTGAAGGTATTATTCAATGAGTTTTGCGCAATTGATATATCCGCACCAGACAATCCAGCATGAATAATATATGCTGTTTGATTGGATGAATTATCATCCAATATACTATTTACTAAATTATTTCGTTTAGTAATTTCTGTATAAATACTATTTAACCATTGTGCAGTAAGACCATGAGCGTAGTTAAATGTATTACCTAGAGCATATGCATTTTCACTTCCACCATATACTAAGCGCGAGTTAGACGATGCAGATGTAATACCCTGTCCGTCAATATAAGTACCCATATCTAAAGTAATAAACGCATCAATCTTATCAATACCAAGACTAGGTATATTACCATTAAATGATGAGAGTAGATTATAATCACCACCAATTATCACTTTTGCACCATACGAAAGAGCTGTAAGTGCAGTATAAAACTCCATACCAGTTCTACTTAGATAATACTCTCGATTAACTGGATCAAGATTAGTAAAAGCTCCAGTAATTCCTCTCCCAATATAATCTTGTCTTAATACACCACTACCAACCAGATCAGGTAATTGTGCTGTTACTTTATTTCCAGTATATGATCCAGGAAAAAATATATCATTTACATAATTAAATGCATTTGTTGTACCTATAGTTGCTGTAGAACTTTCCGCATTACCAACACTATCTATAGCATCCCAAGTTCCAGGAATAAATTGACGTATAATATTATTAATATTATTATGAACATTATTTAAATAATTTACTAGTGCATTTGGGCTATCGAATACATATGCACCTGTAGTAGGATCACGGCCAGTTGGATTGGTGCTTGATATTGTATTGAATATAAGTCCAGGAACACCAGAAGCTTGTACGATTTTTAATAATCCATATAAACCAGAAGCAGTTATACCCCGGGCTGATGCAGGATTACCTGTTCCTTGAGTATAATTTCCTGCAGAAAATGCTATTACAGCACGCTTAGTAGGATCTGATTGCGGAGTTTCTTGTGTCCAATTTGATGTAGCTGGGTTACTATCTATAAAATCATTAAAGGGATTAACCGGTGTAGTAGATGTTGGTGCTGGTGTGACTGCCATATTGATCCTCGTTACTATTTATATACTATTTTTTATGTCGGAAACCAAACAAAATTTCCATCTGACCAACCATCTTTTGTAACTTCATCTGGATCTCGTTCATCTGCACTCATCATAAACAATGTGTTGTCATCTTCTGGATTTGTTTCATTCTGAGAATATTTGTTCTTGGCAGTCTCAATTAAATCAGCAAAATACTCTTGACGAGTTAACCAAGAGTAAAATACCAGACACATAACCAAATCATCACTATGGTTATCTTCCGCCCGAAAACTGTTTGCTTTTGATACAAACGACATGAGTTCTTTCATGATTCGTTCATCGTTTAAATAAATTTTGTCTTCTTCGACTAAACGTTTAAGTACAGCACAACCAATTTTTTTAGTCTGAGTAGTCGTTCTAAGACCGAATTCAGCCCTACCACGAGCAAACCCTTGAGATAATACCTGACCCTTCATTCCTTTATTTTGAGTCATTAACAAATTTTCATACCCTAGATCGTTGTAAAGTATTGATGCAACCTGTCCACCAACATCATTTACCTCAATAAGCACATAAGCTTCATTATATTTTTCAGCTACTACTTTAATGGTAGTTGGGAAAGAAAATGGGCTGATCGTATTATTTTGAAAACTTGCAACAACTTTATATGGTGATTGGCTTCCTTCGATAACAATAAAGGCAGAATAGTCTTGACCCTGTCCACGAGAAACGTCTGCCATGATAAAATAAATACCGTTTGGATCTGGTTGTTCGAAGATCCTTAAACCTTCTGCAGTTTGTTCAATGGGATCATTGGGGGCTAAAATGTTTAGTTTAGATGACGAAACAAGTGTATTAGAAGATCCAATAAACGAACATTCAAATTCTTGATTGAACTGTTCTGCACTGGTATTTGCAATGGTTTCTGTTTTCCATGCATCATCTCTATTAGGACCACCCGGATATAAAGGAACTTGTCTCCAGCTAATTTCTACTGGAACAAATTTATTTTTGAGTGGATGTCCTTCTGGACGAGATGCATTAATCCAAGTATTATGAAAATGGTTTAATCCATGTGGAGTTGAAACAATTATAATTTTTGATGTAGTACCTGCCGAAATAGTCGGATACGTAGATGCATAAAACTCTTCTGCAATATTTTGTGGAAGATACGCAAACTCATCTAACAATAGAAAATTATAAGAACCACCACGGATAGCTGAAGCTGAAGTAGCCGCACACATAACCGACGAACCATTTTCAAGGCTTAGTGAAGTTTTATTCCACTCAAGCACTCCTTGTTGCAGATACTGTGGTAAATTTTCATAAGCTAACTGAAGTCTATTAAATAATTCAGTTGCAGTTTTTTGTTTATTTGCAAGAATAGCAACTTTCACATCTGGATGAAAGTTTACATAATGGTTAATATATCCAAGTACACAACTAGACTTACCACTCTGGCGAGGAAACTTTGATACCACAAATCGATTATCGTGAATAGACTGAATAAAGTTTTTTTGATAATCATATAATATAAAGGGACTTAAACCTTTATCTAATGTAACAATCTTAATATGATTTTCAATAAAGTGAATTGGGTCGCGAGCACATTTGACATATTCGTCAAATTGTTCTTTGGTGTAATTGACATTTATACCAGGTGCTTTAAGATTCGGGTTTGACCGATATCCTGTTCTGGGTTGACTCATTTATTTCTGCCTCCACATAATCTTTTTCTTTTTTTAATAAGGCTTGTAAATCTTTAGTTGTACCAACAAATATTGAATTATTTGTATTATTTTTTACAGTAACTTTATTTGTTTCTGCAAATTTTGTAGATACGTCCATTAGATTTACGTTGATATCGGCTATTGTTTTAATCATCGTAGCAAGAACTTCATAAGCTCTTGGGTTATCAGATTCAATAGCAACTTTCATTATTCCTTCTAAACTAACTGCCCCACTAGAAATAAGATTTCTTAGATTCTGTCTGGCAAAATCGTAATCTTCACTTGCTGGTCCAGTAGCACCAGGTTTTACAATTTCTTGTTTGCTAGTTTCGTTTGTGGAGTCTATATGAAAAAACTGTTCTAAATTTTTATTTACATCTTTCATTTTTATTCTAACATAGCTTGCACATCAAGATTATAATCTTCAAGAAGATCAATAGGCTGATTACCATTAGCTGGACCAAACATATAACCTTTAGCAATTAATCCAATACTAGACATATTTAGACGTCGACTGCCGAAGTCTCCGTCGTATCGTTCATTTAAATTGATACCATTCATGATGACTAATGGAACTGTTGTATCATCTCTATTTGCACCATAGTTAATTTTTAAATTAAATTCTGGATTAAAATATGGAATAATTTGTTCTGATATTTGTAAAGTATCTGTAATATGTCTTGTATACATAAACAAATTGAATGTTATATTAATAGGTACTTCAACAAACATTTGTTTGCCTTGATTTCCAACAACATCAAAAACATCAGTATTTACTTTGTTACGTCTACGACTCGGATCAATGGCAATCTGATTAACTGCAAAACTCATCTGTGGTAAACGTATACCCAATTTAGTATCATCAGTAATAGATGATTCTTCTAATAACCGTCGAATAAACTTTTCTTTGGGTGCATAAGTTAAAGGAACACGAATATTTTTGTCAACTCCACTTTCTGGGTGAGCAACATAGATATTATTGAATAGAGTACCGAAAGCAATAACGACTTTTCGAAGATATGCGCCGTAATAATATTGAAACATTAATAATTACCTTCTGAGAACGGATTTGCATTATCAAAGGGAACAACATTATTTGCAAATCTTTCTTGTTCAAAATCCTCATTATTTCCTTTAAGAGTCTTGTTGGTTCCGTAGGACATGTATCTATTAGTATCAACAATAATGGAGCTAATAGACGCTGTGAGCCCTTGGTAGACTCCAGCCGTATCTCCGAGGGCTCTAAACGTGGAAGCGGTACTGAAGCTTCCGCTGATAATATTAATAAGCACTGGACTATAAGTTTCACCACCCCAAGATTCAATTTGACCAAATCCACCAGAACTACCAGAAATGCCACTTTGACTTACGTATTGTCCTGGATAGAAAGAAGTAGCACCTATAAGATTGTACACATATAGGTTATAGAAGGTTCTAAAGGCATTGTCATAAATTTCATTGATAGCAGTATTTCCTGTGGTAATTTTTTCCATACTGTAACTAAACATTTCGCATGTCAATTCATAACTGTGAAGTTTTCCTAATGCGTAGAAGGGGTTTTCATGTTCTACAAAGTTGATTTCAAATATACTTTTAGATAAAGGAAAATAGATTAAGTCACCTTCACGTGGACGAATTATTGTGGGTTCTGCTGCACTAACTATGTCCTTAAATCTTTTCTTTGCAATAACTAGAGTAAGCTGATCTTTGACTTCAATACCAAACTGGTTAATAATATCAGTTCCTTTGAAACCAGTATTTGTTTTGATATAGGCTTCAATGGTATAAGATGTAGAAAACGAAGTACCCATATCTTCACCAAAGATTTTATCAATATTTGCATATTGACGTGGAACATACACCACATCTCTTCCGGTACCTTGAATAATTTCGATGGTGATAGATTCCATCAAATCTTGTTGTCCAGTATCGTCTTGAATATATGGATTAGTAGTCATGGTTTAGCCTATCAACATATCGGGCGGTGGCTCGTACATCTTGGTTATCGTATCTTCAATCTCTTGTATTTCTCGTAGAGCATCAGCCATAAGAGCAGGTGCATTCATTTGTGCACCACCGGGTAATGGAACACCAGAAAACTTCATAAGATTCTGTGCCCATTGTTTTTTCAGCACAGCTGTATAGTATCGTTTAAAAATACGGTCCTTCCATATTTTAGGATATAAATCTACGTCAATCGCAACATATGCTTCAAGCATTATATAACTTCCTACTTTTAGTCTATCTTGTCCTGTATCTAAAAATAGTCTTGATGTGGCTTTTGAGAATGTATAAGCAACTGGATATGCAAAGTCCATTTCAATAGTTGAAATATAACTTCTTGCCATCTCATAATTTGATAAAGCACCATACGATGCTTGACCCTGATTAAAGAAAATCCCAAAGAAGTCCTGCATAGATAACTGATATCTAAGATCAAAGATATAATCACCAACAGTAGAAGTAATAGGATAGACTTTACTAATGGTTAAAATATGATCTGCACTAGGCCAGCCACCACTGGATCCAAGTGCAGGACCCATACCATCGGTGTCAATGTACTGACGAGTTAAATCGGTTCCAGTAATTTTATGAGCAAAAAGAGCTCTATGAACAAAGTCAAAATGCTTTTCCATTAGATAGCTTAAACAGTCATCTAAACGATCATCAGCTTGAGTAGAGCCAATATTGACCGTGACAACTGGTTCGCCAAGGGCTCGTTTACAAAAACCAATAAATTCTTCTTTGTTTGTTGGATCCATTACAAAAATTATTTAGGCTCTTGAGAACTTTTAATTTTAGACATTTTCTCAAAAATTTCATATTCTACATTAGATGGGTCTGGATTGGATACAATAATTTTATCAAGTTCCATTATATCATAAAGCTCAATTTGATATTTTCTATTGTTTTCTTCAATTTCTTTTGGGTTTGCTGGCTCATAATTAGAGAATCCTGGCATCTTTAGTGGGCACGAAAGATATGGATAATCCAATTTAGAATAAGATTGACCATTAACTAATAATTGAGTATACGTATTATCACCACACCCACACCCACCACAATAATGTCCACCATGGTGTTCACTTTTAAGTAAATTTGGGCATGGTAAAATTGACTCATTACCAAAACAGGAAAGAACTCGTAATTGTTTTTCCCAAACAAAAGCTTTTTTGTTTGTAAACCCACGTGAAGCCAAAGACATAGCCAAAGCAATGCATTTATTTAAAAAATTCATTAGACACTTACAAAAGTTATTTCAAAAGAAAAAGGACACGCTAAAGTTTTAAATAGTGTTTGATACGAAGGGTTCAAATCTGATGTAACTGTGTATCTACCACCAGCACTTACTGAAATACTAACAGTTGTTACACCAAATAAACTTTTTAAGATATATGCCATACCTTCTTGTGTTCCACGTATTCTCGTATATACATCATATGTCATATAAAATCTTCTAAAATTACTAATAAGTTCTGGGTAAGTAGCAAAATTTAAATTACCAGAAAATACCAAATCTGCATATGCTTGTAAAAATGCATCTGGTACATAATGAATATCTCTTAAATCTTCGAGATAAAATCCCATCCCATAGCCTTCATAATCAAAAAGCCATCTATAGTAATAAGTAAAAAAATCAATTACTGGTGCTGAAGTTGGGTTATCAACATATTCTTTTTGTACCCATGATGGAAATTGATTCTTGATTTGAATCTTATCACCATCCCATTCTTTTTCTGCAATACCCTGGTCACGTAGTAATTTAAAAGTAGTATTGACAATTCTCTCAATACCAGTTTGAATTGAATCTTTTGTAAAAGTATAAAATAATGTCATATTATAGTCCGTATGATAGCATGATACCAGCAATTTTTCTAACGGCAAGATAATCTAAAAGTAATTCACTTTGTAAGTCCACTGACAAATTGGGAACATAAAATTTAATCTGCCCCACACTTGGGCTGCTAATAACAATATCGGTATAAGCTATTGTTAAACCTTTACCAATTAAAAATGAATATATTGCATCTTTATAATCATATTCTGTTACAATTCTATCTCTTGTATTTACAGCATATTGAGTATATGTTCTAATATAATCTTTTGTTGTTCCATCTCTCCCACCGGTTGGGACAGTATGACTAACTACGGTAACATTACTGTAATTTTTTGCATTTAAAATGACTGCAGAATCAGTTACAGTTCCTGAAGACTCTAGGGCACGACAAACTATTGTACCTGTTATAACTTCTGCTCCAGAAATATTATTAGTAACATAATAAACACCAGGGCCGTTTAAAACAGTAAATATTTTAGTTCCAGAATTATTTGAAAATTTATCTACTCTACTCCATGGAAGTTCAGTAACATAATCAAAAGAACTAAAAGAAACAGTAGATGGATCATAGGATATAGGAATAGAAATTACTTGTTTTGTTTGGTCATAATTACTAAATTCAGTTAACGTTTTTCCTGCAACTAACACAACATCGGTTGTATCATCATCAACTGTAACAGGTATAGATGTTATATTATAAAACGAACACGGAGATCCATTTGATTGTGTTCCAGTAAAAATACTGTATGCTGGAATAGCAGTAGTTTCTTTGTTTTTTATTGTTGCAATACAGCGAGAAGAAACGGTATCAGAAATAAACGCACCATGTAAACCAGCGTTTAATAACAATGTACGTTTAGTTGAAGCAGTTGTTGGAAAAGAATTTGTCAAAACTGAATGTAAATAATAACCATTATATGCAGTATTTGCAGATAAAATATCCAAGAACATATTGATGGCTGATGCTTGGTTTGCAAAATCATAATTTTGAAATTGTGGATATTTTTGTAAAAATGTTACTAAACTTGATTTGATAGAATCATAATCGAGTTTACCTACATTTAGCGTACTATAATCATAATTCATGTATTTGTATCCATTGTTATTGTTACTTCTTGATTTGGACTAAATGATGTTTTTGTACTATAATCATACCTAACTCTAATAGTCAAAATACCAAGATTATTAGTTATTTTAGTTCTAACTTTATATATATTTTGAATCGAATATGATATTGCTGTATTTATTTGATCAACAGCAAGATATGCATCTAGCATATTGCCAGTTAAAAAAGTTTGAATATCTGTCCCCAAAACGTAATTAAAACTATTTTCTGATTTATTTAATAACACAATATTTTTTATTTGTTGTGCTATAGTATAACTACCTTCAACCAAAGCTACATCTTGCCTGTCATTTACAGAGGATATAGTAGCCAAAAGAATATCAAAATCTATTTTATCCATGTACCCATTTATTTAGGGTAATTTCTATACTTAAATTGACTCATATGGTTTGGTATCTTCATATGGTGGATAGAACCTAGAATTTGTCATAGTACTTAAAGATAAAATGGTAGTATGACCACCATCATTTTTTATTACGTTTTTGGCACGCATGATATAATAATACCCAGTTTTTACCTGATGAACGGGGGACTCATCACTAAGAGTAACCAATCCTGTAGGATCATCCATTTTTAAATATACAATATCGCCCGGGCGTTGACTCAAATCACCACCAATTGTAATTTCAATTAATTCTTTAATTGATTCAATAAAATCTTGACGTTGAATTGGTACATCAATTGGTGTATCCCAAAAAGTTGCAGATCCTAACCGATATTTTAAGAAATTTTCAAACATATCACCGTATAGAGGACAGTTACAACTAAAAGTTGCCATTGGGTCTGGCCAAAAACAACCAGCCCACTCTTTACCCAATATACCATAAATGTTTACACACTCTGGATCTGGTTCACTAAAAATTAAAGTAAACCCACCAGAACCACCTGCTATACCCAAACCCGATGCACCAGATAAACCACAAATACAAACTCCACCACTAGCCCCACTTAAACCAAAACTAGCCTCCAAGCTATAAGTGTTACCAACACCCAAGGCATCAGCAATAATTTTAATTTCTGGAAAAAGCTCATAACATTCTTCTAATGAAGATGGTGCTTCTACTTGACCGCTAGTAATTTTTGGGTTTGCACAGGTATATGAATCTCTATTCGAAACAGCATTACCTGTTTGAATTTTTAATATATTTGTACCAAGGATTGTTATTTTTTTAGCCATTAGCAAATTCCATCAACTGCGTTTTCCGCAATAAAGTAATACATATATTCGTTACCTAAGTTAGGGGCTGGTGGTATACAACCCATCTCTCTTAATTTATTCACTCTAATTTTGTACATTTTTACAATATGTGAAGCTGATTCCCATTTGTCAAAGCCTTGTCCCCCAATGGCATTACTGTGAGTAAAAAGACTTCCAGTAAATCCAATTGGTTTATAAGCAAATTGACCATTGTTAGTAATATTATCTTTAAAATATCCCGGTGCTCTATAATTTTTAGTATCAGTACCTTTTTCTACAGGTGCACTTGGAATAGTAAACTTATTATCATTTTGTCCATTTAGCCGTTCGTTAAGATTTATAGCCCATGTGCCCATACCAGGAAACACACCACCATGTTTCATAGCGGGTATAGAATCACCGTAATAAGTCTGCTCAATAAAATATGGATCAGGCATACCAGTTGAACCTATACATGAGCTAGTTGTCCATCCATGCATCATACTATGATATGATGCAAATCTTTCAATATCAGCAGTTACTCCTCCAGTTAAACCAACAAAAAGAGGTCCAGGTTCTAGTTTTTTCCAAGTGTATAACCAAGCATCAGCAACAGCACCGAGTTTTATATCGTCTCCCTCAATACCAATACCATCACGTAATTTTCTATTATCTGGAATAAATCCTGTAATTTTGGCAAAGAACCAATCTTCTTTTGCTGCAAGATCTTCACCAATACAACATAAAACATTAGCAACAAAATTTTCTTTTTCAGTTTGTTCTAATTGTTTTCGGCGATAATTATCATAATTATTTTTATCACCCATTGCTTTATATTTGGCTTCAAGAACTTTATTTAAACTAAGAGATTGTAATAATACAGTAATTTGTGTTTGAGAAATGATATTTCCACCATCTGTAAATAATAAGTCGGATAACTGTTGATAAAAATCAACTTCTTTTACAGATACAGCACTACCTTCTTCAACTCTAACCAAATTTGGGTGTGTTCGAGTTAAATCGTATGCAAACTGCCACATGTATGGATTGTCGTTAAATGGATACAAAGGTGTCTGTGGATTTGGTTGTTTAAATGAATCACGTAAACCAAGAGGTGTAGCTTCAATATGACTTTTTACAGATTCATATGCTGCAACAGCATCAGTTGTATTAATTTTTGTATTACTTTGAGCAAAATCTGCTACATATCCATAAAATCCTCCATCAGGAAGGTATGTTAAATTAGCATCTTCTATTGCCATAGCCCTCATACTATACGTAACACCACCAGCAACATTTTCAGTATACTTGGTAACTGTGGTTAAAGTACCAGTTCCCGAGTCACTTAAATAAGAACCAACTAGATTAAGAGGATTGGTAGTTGCACCCGAAATACCAAATGATGGAATTTCCATGTATGATGGTGAATCTCGAATATAATAATAATTTTTATTAATAATGCTGGTAGCTGGATTTGTTACCAATACATATATTTTTTTACATTCAATATCTTCACCGTCAACATCTTTTAAAAGACGTTGAACATCAGGTGAATCATATACACCATATGGTTGTATATGATATGGGTCACTAGGATCAAGATCAAATTTATATAAGTTTGTCTCTAAGTCACTTCGTAAATCAAAAAATTTATAATTTAAACAATTTGTAAAATCAGTCCAAAACATATAATAAGGTTTTAACCTATCACTACCAGGAGGAGAACTTACTGCATATGTAAAAATATAATTTAAATATGAAATTATATTAGTCTGATATTGTTCTTGTCTCGTTGCATCTGCTATTTTGGGTCTAAACAAAACAGCATTTTTAGGTTCAAAGTTATTTTTAATATTATTGTTTATACCACATCCCTTTAATACTATATCATTACCTTCAGAATTTCTTTGTGTAAATAATGGTTTTGAAAAAACCGATCTGTATCCATATGTTTTGATAATATGTTCAGGTGTGGTTACAAATGGATGTGATATATACCACAAAGAACTTGGATTTGCAGTTACTTCACCATTAGAATTTGTTTCATAAATAATCTCGTCATAAAATGATTTTCCTTGAGATTCTTGGAATAATTTATTTGTAAAATATATAACTACAAAACTTTGATCTATTTCAGATATAGCATTGTTAGCATAAGTTATTGATGTAATACTCCATTCATATTTTTCAGAACTACTATCATCAGGATCACCTATAGAAACAATAATTGATTTGATTTTTTGTGTTGCAATATAAGTTAATATATCACTAGTATCTCTAATAATGAGAGCACCCGTAGGAAAAACATTGTTGATACTTTCTTCTAACTCCATACGTTCAAATTGACAAAATTTATTATTTTTCATCAATTCAATATCAAAATCAGAATCACCTGTTGATAAACTTGATTTCAATATAATCGATTGTATTGGTGTCGAAATAGGATTTTGCATAATTTAAATTAACTTTTTAAGAATAGTACCAAGATCACTGTTATTTAAATATTTTACAGTAGAAGTAGCCTGATATGTGTTAGCATATGATTGTTCGGTAGAAATTTGAGTATATTGTTCTGCAAATACTTCTTCTGCAGTTGCACCCGGAACATCACCAGCTACTATTGTTTGTATAGAATCATTACCTTCAATCACTAGTACTGGTGATACTATACTTTCTGTATCCTTCTTAGAAAAGAAAGCCGATGATTTAAGATATGAGTATGATTTTAGGTTACTTATGTCACCACCACCAAATGCAGGATTATTTGCTATATAATATCCAGTAGATCCTTTACGTAAAATAATCAAGGAATATAGTAAGTCTGTGTTTTCAGGGTTTGTTAAATCACCATACGCAGTAGATCCAATTGTTTTAGAAATTTGTGCTTTCTTTGTATCACCAAATCCTTTGGCTACTATATTTGTTCCAACAGTATCAAAAGATGTATCATACTCTGCAAATATACTTTCTGCAGCAGTTCTTCCAGAAATAAACGTACCCTTTACAAGAATATCTTCTGGTTGTAGTTGAGGATAAGCATTTGGATTTAATTTTCCCGCTGAAGGATATTTGGCATAAAAAGCTGTGTAATCTTTATTTGAATTAATAAAATCTGAAGGAGTTTCTTTGAGAAAAGTCCAGGGATTTATTTGTTCATTTGCAAACATTAAACCCCAAAAATTATTAGCATCTTTTTCATAAATGCTAGCTGACAAATTACCAACAGTTTTGAATGTACCCATTTCAGTAGTAGAAGAAGTAAATTCTTCGGGGTCATATTCCAATCCAAAAGAAATATCAATCATACCTATAGACTTATTGTTTATAGTAGATTTAATTTTAGGAAAATTTGCAAAATAAGTCATCCTACTGCGTCCCCTAAATATGATACTTCAGATTTTGATAATAATAGACCACCCTGATAATTGGGGGCATATGTTCCTGTTTCAAATTCTAAAAATGTAAGAGTTAATAAAGTCATCAAAGATTTTGAGTTGGGAAGAAGCTTTAAAACTGGATCTGCAGGATCTCCTTTATCTACTTCCATATGTTGTAAGACACAGGGTAACGGATCACCTAACCAACTACTAGTTATACTAGGATTGCTCTCTGTGTCACCAACATTACCAATAGCAGATATAGTCCAAATATTTTGTGGCATACTTCTTTCGGGTAAACCCGGAACAACTTTAGGATAAGATAGATTACGAAAAGTAGTAGCAATACTATCAACAGCATCTGCTTCACCTTCAGTTTTTGGGACAAATAAATATTTAAAAGTAAAAGTTCTGCGAGCTTCACTGGTCATAGAAGCTTCCGTAACATTACTAAATCTTCTATAAGTATCCGTAGTAAATGTTGTTTCATAAAAAGCTGCAGCTGGTGCAGAAAGTCTTTCTAAAAATCCATCATCGCCACCACTTGAATTTTTGAGACCAGCTAAGCTTAAGACTGGACCCACTGGATTGGTACCTTCTACAAATTTATGTTCCATTGTCATCTTAGGTTCACCAGTAAAAGGTAACACAATTGTAGTCAATGGATTTGCATTGATATAAGCTCTAGTTCTTTTTTCATTGATTACAGAATATTCACCACACCTGAAAGCACACCAAAATGGTATTTCGGTATCATAAGGTGAAAGTGGATATCTATAGATTGCCATATAAAATTATTTAGCAGCAATATAACCTAAATATTCTAGCCCATGGCATATAAAACTACATTTACTCCAAAAAACCCTAACAAATACATAGGATCTAAAAACTCCATAAAATGTAGATCTTTGTGGGAACGAAGAGTTTGTAAATTTTTTGATGAAAGTGAAAAGATAAAAAAATGGTCATTTGAGGAAATTGAAATTCCATATGTTCATCCTGTTGATAAACAGATACATAGATATATTCCTGATTTTTTAATTCAGGTTGAACAAAATAATATAAACAAATCAATTATAGTAGAGGTAAAACCTCTAAAACAGGTTAACCTTAAAGAATCAGCATCAAGCAAAGACAAGTTAATTTTTGAAATTAATAAAGCAAAATGGAATGCAGCAGAAAAATTTTGTGAAAAACACCAAATGCAATTTCAAATTTTAACAGAAAAGGATATATTCTGTGCCTAATACCGATATCTCAATCTCAGCATTAAAAGAAAAAATTACTGCTTCTGGTGGTTTACAAAGAGCAAATAGATTTTTAATTAAATTTGCTGGTGATTATATCCCTTCTTTTTTTACTGGATCACTTGGTCAAGATGGTACACCAAAAACATATATCGCCGAAACAGTATTACTTCCAGATATAGTAATAAATACACAGGCTGATGGTTTGGCTGGTCCAGGATTAGGAAGATCTCAACCTAGAGGTATTTCATATAAAGACGGTGTATTGATTACATTTCCGGTTTTTGGTGATTATAGATTGCCACAGGCTTTTGATAGTTGGATGAAAAATTTATATTATCAAAATCCAGGCTCAGGAGCAAGGGCTTGGATAACTGAATACTATGATACTTCAGTAAAAGATAATCAAATGACATTAGATGTTCTTGATTTGAACGGTAATGCTACAGCAACATATAAGTTTTATGAAATTTTTCCTGTAGAGATTGCTCCTATTCAATTTTCTTCATTAAACACAAATGAGTATTTAAAAATAACTGTACGTTTTGCTTTCCGAAAATACGACCTTACTTTAGACGCAGACTAATAATATGACAGACATTGATACAATTTTAAACGATATAAAAACTGCACAACCAGAATATAAAACAGTTTTGCCTGTAAGTGGAACTGATGTCTTCTATAGCCCTTTTAAAATAAGAGATCAAAAAACTATATCTATTATTTCAGAAGAAACTCATGTTGGTAGTATATTAAAAAATATCTGTAATATTTTAAAAAGTTGTTCTAACATTAAAAATCCAGAACAGTTATATCTTGCTGACTTAGAATTTTTATTCTTACAGATAAGAGCTAAAAGTGTAGAAGAAAATATTAAACTATCATTAGATGGTCCAATTCCAGTTAATTTTGAATTAAACATATCCAATATTAAATTTAATAATGGTGTTTTAACAAAAGATATATCAACTAATAAAAATATTATTTTAACAGTAGCACAGCCAAAAGTATGTGATTATTATGAATTATCATCAATTGATGATGATAAGTTATTAACTAAAATTATAAAAGTAATAACCATTGGTAATAAAAGACATGATATCAGTTTATTTAAGTCTAGTGATATTAATAAAATCTTAGATGAAATTTATTTAAGTGAAATTAAACTCTTAAAAAACTTCTTAAAAGATGGACCAAAATTAACTTATGATGTTGCTAACGAAGAAGAAATAATTGTTGTTGAGGGCTTTTTGCGTTTTTTTACCTGAGTGTGAATTATTTTAGTTTGGTTGACTATTATAAAATGGTCTTCTTACTAACAAATTCACAGAGACTCTCAGTATCTGAAATTGAAAATATGTATCCATGGGAATATGAAATATATTTAAACATGTTACAAAGCCATCTCCAAGAAGAAAATCAAAACAAACAAGAACAATATAATTCTGATTTAATGAGATAATATGGATAAAAATAAAAAAGCAATGTTAGGAACAGATAGTAAAGAAAGTGCTATGAATAAAATTAAATTGTCTGCAGCACCAACAACACCAATACTGCCTACTGCAACACAACCAATTAATACTATTCCATCACTTTTAAATGCACCAAAATTACTTAATACAAAAAATCCATCAATTTTAAGTTCTCAGAAATTACTTAATCCAACTGCACCAGCTGCTTTTAAACCATCGGCTATTATGCCACAGGCTGCAATACCTCAAGCAGAAACTATTGAGAAATTAAAAGCTGATAAAAATAGACCAAAGGGAGTAGAGTTAATAAAAGCTTTGATTCCAAAAGCACCAACAGCTCCAATGATACAGGCACAAACCACAAAATTAAATGCAAAATCGTCAACAGCAGATAATATAAAAAATAATGAAGCTATGTTGGATGAAATGGATAAAAAAATTAAACAAATGACAGGAAAAAAACTTCAAAAAGATACACTGAAGATGTTACAGCCTGCTTTTGAAAATATTGCATCAACAGTAAACCAATCAAATAAAGACACAGGTTCAAAGGATTATGACAGTGAACATATTACAGTTCACAACTCACAGTCTTTGTTTAATCTTACTGCTAACCAGATTTCTGGTACACCATCATATAGAATAAAATAAGAAGAGCCCCCTTTCAGGGGCTCTCTTTAGTCTTGCTTACTCTTTAGAGACTTGAAGTAGTCCAGAGTATCGGTATCTTCCGATGGAATCTGTTCTACTGTCGAGTCATCCTCAACAGTCTTTTCGTTAGCCTCATCAAACTGTTCGCGGATATCATCCCCAACAGTCTTCTTGAAGCGATCCTTGACTTCATCGTATGACTTGAAGCCAGTAGGATTCACAAACTCAGCCAGAGCATACTGCTTCTTCCACAGAACCTCAAGCTTCTTGTCATCTCCACCAAACAATGGTGCTGGAGCTGAAAATTCACTTCTATCGTAGTTTACATAACCACCGACATTACGAATCTTGAGTTTGAAGTCTGCGCCTTCCCAGAAATTAAAGGGATCAACGGGAGTTTCATCCTTGAATTCAGGAGACATAAGTGCCTGAACCTTCTCAAAGATCTTTGTTCCATACTTGAAGAGAAATACCTTACCTTCATTTTCTGAATTTGATGGATCGCTGATGACCAAAATATTGCTGATGTAATTAAGCTTACGCTTACGTGATCGTGCAATGTCCTTGTCCTCCTCTAATCCACTGTTCCAGAGTTCAGTATTGGCTTCACACACTGGGCACTTTTCGCCAAATGTGGTACGGCAGTTTTCAATAAACCAGCCACCCTTGCCTTTGAAAGCGTGAGTATAAAGTTTAATGAATGGAACTTCTTCGGTCTCAATGGACGGAAGAAAACGAATTACAGCGTAACCATTCTTGGATGCATCGAGTCCTGGCTTCCAAAACCGATCATCCTTATAGCTTTCCTTACTATTCAGGCTGACCAACTTCTTGCTCAAGTCCTCGATAGAATTCTTACTACGCTTCTTAAAATCTGAAAACGATCCCATATAGTGACCTTTCTCTGGGGACTACCCAGACCATGAAAATTATCAAGGACCTACCTTGATTTGTTTATTCTATCATATTTAGGGTGAATGTCAACCATCAACCGGTAACTTTTTTCCTTTAACTGCTTTCATAAGATGCAATTCTTTTGCTTCTTCTTGAATTTTTTCAATTAAAGGTTTGGTTAAAAGTTTTCCAGCAGCACCTGGTTCAATATTCATTTCCTCTGCCAATTCCAACACACAATCCATATATGATAATTTTGTTTTTTGTACTCTTTCAAGTACTTTACTTGAAAATGTTAATTTTATATTTTCGTCTAGATACATATAGATATTATACCAGAATTTAAAAAAAATATCAATACTTATAATACCCTAAATATATGTGATTCGGAGTATCAATGGCAAATAATATTACAGTAAATATTGCATCAGGACTTACCGCCTCTCTTGCTACCAATGAAGTAGGAGGTAGTCATTTCCAGGTCTTTAAAATGGCCTATGGTAATACTGCCAGCTCTACAGTTGTCAGTAGTACTACCCCACTGCCTGTCATCCTATCAGCAGGCATTACTGCAAACATTGTTAATTTTACTACTCCTGTAATTGTACAGGGAAACAGCGCAGGAGGTCCTGTAACTGTTCAGGGGACTGTAAGTATCCTTGGGGTCAGCGGAGCTCCTATAGCGATCACTGGGGGTATTCCTCTCAGCTATACAAACTCTAGCATCAAGGTATATGGTTACGATGGTAACCCCTTTATTCGATCCGCTCTTGTTACTGTAGGCAACACAGCCATTGGCGTATCAGGCGATGCTCTTAAAGTTTATCTTCAAGATGTTAATATTACTGCTAGTATTAACCCAATCATCTACGTACAAAATTATGGGTCTACTTCTGCTCTGAGAGTTGAAGGTCTATCAGGTGGTGTATCACAAAATGTTACTGTAACTGGTACCGCTGGTATCAATGATACAAATATTCTAACTGGAATGACTGCCATCTATGGGTTGATGACTACCCTGAATGCAGCATTGATTTCAGCTGGTGCAGCCAGACCAGCAGTATTTACTGCAGGTAGAGTAACTGCTACAACTGGAGTTACTTACTTGCTGGCTTCGGGTTATACTTCCGGTAGTGGCGTAAATCTAAAAGCATCTTCTGCAAACACAGATTTAATCTATATTAATGCAGATGGTGCTGCAGTTAATGGATATGAACTTGATCCTGGTCAGAATGTTTTCTTAGATGTAATCAATCTCAATAAAATTTATATTCGTGCTAAGTCATCCACACAAATAATTTCATACATGGCTAGTTAAATATGGCTGTCCCACTAACAGTAGTAAAATCAACACAATCCTTTACTTTGGAATTTGTTGGGGCAACAGCAAATCCATGTTTAACTAAAGGTATAATTAACTCGAATCCAAATGTACTTGCTTCGGGAAATAGTTATTTCTTTAATTATTCTCACAGTAAAAATTCAAACGATTTAAAATTCTTAAAAATCTTTTTTGATACTATGACTGTTGGTAATACCTGTGCCTTTAATTCAGGTGTATATGTAAACATCGATACGGGTGCAAAGACAACTTGGTCTGGGCAATTTACACTACAAGGTAAAACCGGAGCATATAATGAATTTTTATATTTTTCTGGTTTAACTGGGACATCTGGGTTAGCAGGTGGCATATATGATGCAAACTTATTTACAGATGCAATTCAGTTTACCACAATCAATGGATCTACTGCAAATATTCTGTTGTCTAAGTTACCAAATAATGATCCATTAAACCTTAAGTACCTTGGTTTATACGGTAGTGATTTTGGTTATGAAGAATATGTAGAAGTCGAGAAGAGTACTTTAAACTCTGGACGTATTCCAGTTAAAAACTTTACTACCCTAAACAATGGATCAGAAGTTGTGTTCCTGTCACAGGAATCTACTATTACCAACGAAAATTTATATTTTCAGAATAGTTTAGTATATACTTATATGCGCGGTATTCCAACCATTGAAGCACTAAACTACGACGAAACTATTAATGGTGTTATTAGATATAACTACGTTGATCCAGGTGTATTTACTAGATTTATTGATTCTCAGAATAAAAAACAATTTCAGTTACGGTATCTAAATGGAGTAGATTATGATATTACAAAATCATGGTATCAAAATACAACTTTAAAAAGTTTAAATTTATCTACAATTACCCCAATCACCGCACCAATATCTTTAGAACTGTTAAAACTATATCACTTAACTTATAGAAATACAGTTGTAAATGATTTTGTTGCTTCAACAGATTTTCAGATACCACTACTATTATCTAATACATCTATAAATGAAATTTATGTCGATGAAATAGTAACAAATACATTAACAATTACAGCAGGGTCATTTGTTCGTGATATTAATTTTAAAATTGATTTATCAGATTCTAGAAATTATGGAACACGTATCAGTGCATTTGCTGACAGAAGTTGTTCAATTCCATTAACTGGCTTTACGTATTTACTTGGTACACCAGGAAGTGAAGGTGCTGCATTTATATTTGCTGGTACAGAAACTAAACTGAATACAAATATATTTCTCCAATTAGAACGAGAAACTACTTCTATACTAGAAATTATAATTTTAGTAAATTAAATAGCAACCCAAGCATAGTTATTACCGTCATAGTAATAAGAATAATATATACCATCCTTTACCCAGATTTGTCCAATTTCTGCATTTAACGGTGGGTTATCAGAATTAAAAATTTCAGTAGATCCAACAAAATTCCATGAATTTGTATTTTCTATTGGTGACAAAGAAACAGGTTCTTTGGCTGCGTATAATTTTCCCTGAAACATAACAACATCATTCGTGGAATACGTAGCCAAAGAACCATCAGATAGTTTCTTTTTATATTTGCCTTTAAACACGCAAATATTTATTAAAATTACTTGTTCACTTCAGTAACTTCATCTTGTTCAACAACAAGATTTGGATCAACCCAACGACCATAATATTCAATCATGTCTTCTGCAACATCAGTTGCAAACATGATTGCTGTGCTAGGAATCAAGGCACCTTCTTTGATTGTTGTGTACGGTAGCCAGTTTGCCAGACCTAGCTTATATTCTTGTAAATGAATAATTTGAGCAGGGTCTTCCATGTACCAATCAGAGTTTACCTTTTTGGCTTTTGCGATAACTTCTTCACCATTCATCATCTTAAAATACTTAATTTCCATTTGTAACCTTTCGTTAATTGTATTATATCACATCTTATTTAAATTGTCAACGTTTTTTATTTGCACACCCACAACCTGATTTTTTAGTTTGTTCTACAAATGCAGGCTTAGGTTTAAACAAAGAAATATGTCCTTCCATATGTTCGGCTGATATTTGATCAACATATTTTTGTTTAGATTTTATTTTAACTGCTTCTTCTTTATATCCATTTAAAATTTCATCCATATATGAAAATTTAGTAAATGTAATTGTGTAATAAGGAATTGTTAAAATTTTATTGAATTTTTTTCTTCTAGCCTCACAACCACAATTTCCTTTTGTAATATAAATTATAAATTTTTTAATGCCTGTTATAGATGTAAAATAATCTATTATATCACCAGAACCAATGCTATGTTTATATAATTTTATTACTCTTTTAAAATTAAAAGTAAAATTAATATATTTAATATATTCTGATGGTATAGTTTCTTTTTTACTTTCAGTATAAAGCTCGACAGCTAATCCTGGGTTTGTATTTAAACTATCTCGTGTAAATGTATTTGTGCCATCTCCTGAATATGATTCTCCCGACACAAAATTAGTATTATTAAAATTCATATATTTTTTCCTATTTTTTAATCTGTTAATGCTCTACAAGTTAAATCTGACGCAATGCCATATAAACCAGTATTTCCATCTTCATATTTAAGAAATCCATAAAACTTATCAACATCCATACTTTGAGGTGTGGGATTATTTGGACACTGGTTTCCAGATAAGTCCCAACCACCTTGGAATGCTATTGGATCATATGTCGCCCCTGTAGGAACCCATACAGATTTTAATTCTTCATAAACTCTAAACAATTTAAGTGATTGTTCTTGTGTATATTCTATCTTATCTCCAACTAAATTATATTTTGTTAAATCATCTATATCATATTCTTCAAGAACACTATAAACTGCATTTGCATTACATTTTAAATTACACCCAGCACATTGTGCCTCATAGTTTGGACACGGACAAGCTGGACCTGTATAACATGTTGCAGTAAACCCTGGTGGCAATCTTCCGGTATATGGACCAAATTTTACTAGAGGTCCCAAATATGTTGATGCACCAGCTTCGAAGTATAAAGTTTCATCAAACAAAGCAATTGAACTACTAAGAGAACCACTACTATATGTTGGGATACCATCACTACCATCACTACATAGTGCACCAGGATTATATATCCATCCACCTGGACCCAATAAATTTTGTCCAGCATTTACATCTTTGCAAGTATCGCCACATGCTGTACATGTATTATTAGGATCACATACATCATTTGCATTACACGAACAACTGTCGCAGCTTGCTGATCCACGACTACCAATATTTACAGAAGACGAGAAATCCAGTTTTAGTTGACGTAAACGAGCGCCACCAACATAAACTGTTGGGTATTGCATATAATAATCTACTTGATACGCAGATACAATACAATCTTCTGGTGTCATGGTATAATTCATATAAACTGCTGAAGTAACACCTATGATTTGATTTGCAGCACCCGTTCTACCCTCTCCCCAATAATATGATCTGTATTTTAAAGGTGCATCTTTTACTTCATACAAACCAGTAGTTGAATTATAACCATAATAAAAACATTTTTTTGCATAATAAAAGTAAGTTATATTTGTATCAACAACACCACAGCAACCTTTTTCAGTTTTTCCAAAATATTTATGAGATTGAACAAAAAAATCTTTATTTGAAGAAAAACCAGATCTTCCATAAACACCATCTGAAAAACATTGAGTGCCAAGGTATTGAAGATCCTTGTCACACTCATACCTATAATAAGTTGCTGATTCTGGTGGACACCCACATGTCTCTTCACAATCACATCTAAATCCACTACCAAGTTGAGCTCCCACTCTTCTATATTTGTATGCAGCTGGCAATCCATCACCCATCCAACATATATCACCTGTACCAGAATAGCATCCACCAATTAATCCAGTCAACTGACTATTTACATCCCCAGTTGTTGAAGCACCACTTGATGTACCATAATCATCTGGACCCAATCCATCATCACCATTTTCATCACGCATAAGTCCACAACCTGTTGAATTTTCTTGTGGATCTCTCGTATGTAATGGAGTAACTTTTTGGTATCTTCTATCATTAGGTTTCATCCAGTAATATTTTGGATGACCAGTATAGCATAAATTGCCCTCACCTTTTTTCCAATAAATACTACATTTATCTTGTTGTAATACTTCATTATCTAATTGTTCAGCACCTAATGATTTACAAGATCTACCAAATAACCATTTGGAAAAATCCCAATGACCTTTAACACATCTAAAGAAAGCTTGACTTTGGAAATATAAAGGAAGATCACCGGTACTTTTAAATTGTAATAAATTGTGTCCTGTAAATCTATTAAAAGAACTTTGTTTCCATGTATTAATTCTGAATCCACTATTAACAATACCAATTGCGTGACCATAGCTCAAAGCAGCATCTTCAAAATCATATTCGGTATATGGTAATTTATCAACACCAAAATCATATGAGCCTTGTGAATTACGAGAAGGTCTTGTAAAAATATCTAAGAATTTTTGAGCATTATTTTGTCTTCGGTACAATACACCAAAAGAATTTACACCAGCTATAATTTTTTCAATATAGTTGTAAGATTTCGTGTCAGATCCTGTTAAACCAGAAATTGCAGTATTATTTAACGCAGAAACCATTTCTGTGTGTCCCCAAATAATAACATTAACTGGTTTATCTGATCCTGTTACAGCAAGACTATAATCAGGTCCACCATCTACTTGAAATATCGTAATAGTAGCTGGGTCTTTTTTTGCTGTTGTATAAACATAATTATCTGGATTATCTACATCATCCCCCCTACAACCTAATGTTATTCCACCAAGTGTCCATCGATCTGGATTAATGAGATTAGTTGGTGAAAATGCTGGTATAGGATTTATTCCAGTATTACCTGTTATATCTTGTTGATTTGGTCCAAGAACATTACCAGACTGATCGACTTTGACATAACTACCCCATACTTTTAAATTCTGATCAGAAGAAACAGCAATACTATGATATTGTCCAGCACCAACGTTTATATAAAAAGGTCTTTCTGGTGTAATATCATAATATCCAGGAGTACCATCTTCAAAATTATTTAAATCATAAAAATTATTAACAGAATACAAATAACATCTAATATCACATTTTCTTCTTGTATTATCATTATATGTAATGGTGTTAGTACAATATGTTGATTTCCAAACTGTAAGACTATCTCCATTCCATTCAATATCTTGAAAATAACCAGGTACAGGCATGTTTTCAATATATGTTAAATCTTCGTCAAGAGCAACTCGGGTTGGTGCTTTTCCATAAGATGCTTGATCATATGTATTATCACTTTCCGGAGTTACAAATAAACATCCATCACCAGTAATAGCAACACAATGTTTTGCTCCTGCTGCAGCATCTACCCATAATCTATACCTATTTTTTAAAGGCATTGTATTTGAAACGCCTCCTGGTCTAATACTACTATCATTAGAAGAAGGACAATAGTATAAGTCACCTGGAGGATTATAAAAAACACCATATTTATTATCAGGTCCCCATGTTTTTAAAGCAAATGTATTATCATTAACCCCATAACCATAACCAGGGCAGCTAGGGTATATTCCCCAGTACCCAACTGTTGGTGTATCACTACGATAAACACCACCATAATTTGGATCGGAAGGACCACTCGAAACCCATTGAACACCAGAATTAGAATCTAATATTCTATTTGGTACAGTACCATTATTACCTAGATGATATCCTATAGGAAATCCTCCATAATTTACCAAAGCTACAGCAAATTTACCTTTACAAGAAATTTTTTCTATAGTTCCAGGAGCAACATCGTTTGGATTTTCTAAAAGATCTTGAACATAACTTAAATGAACTGGAACACAGCCAAGAGATGATCTAAAATTATTTGGATCAGTGTCTGTATTGCATACAGGAAGAGAATTATTTCCTGTAATTTGTACTTTTCCGTTTGCAGTAATCGCAAAATTAGTCCCAAGATCATTTGTATGAACAGAAGAATATACTAAATTAACATTTGACTGTATATCAAGTGGATATGGATCATATGTATCACAACCAGCATTTTCACATCCCCATGCTGTTAATCCGGATGAAATCGGTGTTGGGATTAATTTAACTCGTCTTGGTCCTCTGAACATTGGTCCTGGAAGGGTTTTCTTAAAAGTAGGTACATTACTCAAACCATCTGGGTTAATCAGCGTATCTGGGTTAATCATCCTTTTAATAACTTTAGCAGTTATATATGGTTTAAGTGAAGCCCAGTCTGTAATAGTATTATTACCAGCATCAAAACCAATTAAACGCTTTAAAAAAGTTATCATATAATAATAACCAGCAGATCCACCAATTTGTGTTTTAATAAAATTATTTGGAAATTCCACAACAGGTTCACCATCCACAGTTATAATATTAATTTGATCTAATATTTCAATCAATTCATCAGCAATATCTTTTGCATGATCTTTAATACTGATAATATTATATCTAATCATTTCAGTAAGACATGTTTTTACATATTCATACATTGAAACATCTAATGGTTCAACATAAGGTTCACCTGCAACAGAGGGTTTGATAATATTATTGTAAAAATACAAATAATATTGTTCTAAAAATTTAGAACCATTAAACGTTTCACCGTCAATTAAAATATTTTTTTCACGTGATAAATGTTCGAAGGCATAAAGATCAGAAAAGAATATAGGAACACCAGAAGAACCATACATAACAGTCCGTGGAAGGTAATGTTGAATTTGCCAACGCATTGCAGCTCTAGGTTCATACCTAAAGCTACAAGGACTTATAAATCCAGCATATGGTCTTTCATAATCTGTTAATAAAATTAAACCATGATTCATTAGTAATGGTGGTTGTGGAGAAAAAGGAGCTTTACTATGATATGCCCATGATTCAAAATGATGTTCTAAAGATACAATTCCAACTAATTTATTGTATAAAGAATCTTTTTTATTATACATTTTGGTAAAACGTAATGCTGTCCACTTTTTACCATTTTCTAATATAGAAGAAGATCTATATGTTGCACCTAAAGTTTCTTGTTGTGCTGGAATATCTGATCCATAATGAAAAATATCAAATGCTAAAGTATAAAGCGAAATAGATATTCTACTTAAATATGGAGAAATACCACGACTAAAACAACTAGTATTATAATTGGGATTATAACCTGGTGGGCTAATCTCTCGATTTTCAGTACAACCAATTCCTATAGCTTGTATACTAGAACCCCAACCACTTGCTTTTGGATAAGATAAATATTTCCCTCTTCTTGTATTAAAAGCCTCAGATCCATTTGAACAAGAACCTGGAACATTAGCATCTTGAGTTGTAAAACAAGTACAACACCCTAATTCTGCTATTTTTACTTTTGGTAAAAATGGATTTTTTCCTGCAATATATCCACCAAAAAATTGTTTCTTAGAAATGTTAATACGTCTTTGTAGAGTATCATATATTCCACCACTTAAATGCGGAAATTGAGTACACTGACAAGGAAAAGAATTATAATCTCTGGAACAATCAGAACCAGGAGTATCAAATATATTTGTTGCACAACTTTCTTCTAAAGAAGAACCGTCTGCTGCACCATCAGATTCTGCATTATTGCCTCTTCCAAAGAAATAATCACATGATCTTATTCCTTTTGGATTTATATACCCAGGGCATTGACTTGGTGTTCTATTGTAATTAAAAACATATTCTGGTGGATACCAAATAAAATTACATGATGAATATCTATAGATAAAATAAATTGGAGGTGCTGCAGGGTTACCACCACTAAATACACATTTAGTACATGGAATTTGACCATCTGGGAAGCTAACATCATTACCATAATCACCTGGATTGAGACTTTTTACTAAATTTGTAACATCTTTTGTTCCATAATAAACATCTGTAGTGTCTAATTCTGGATCTAATGCTAACATATTATCTTGATAATTAACATTACTTAATAATAATTCACTATTTCTTGTTTGTTGTTTTGTTCCACCATAAATTGGATCACACAAACTAATACATTCTTCAGAACAATTTTCACAAATATTAGTATTTTTATTTTGGCAGTTTATACTTTCGTCATCAACACAATCAATATCAATATTATTATCCTGTAAACATTTTTTACATCTACTTAAAAATTCTAACGTATCTTTAAATCTTGTATTTTTAAAATTACCTTTTATAAGATTTTTGCTTACTTGTTTTTCTGTTGCTTTTAATTTTTTATTATTGGCATTATCTAATGTATTCAAATGGCCTAAAGTAGATACTTTATAATCACTTATAAACATATTACTAGTTTTAAAAAATTTCTTAACAAAAGTTTTAAAACTAGATGGGATATTATTTGGTGTTATTTTTTTTTCGATTCCATCGAATGGGCATGCCGGAACTCCAGGGCATTGTAGTTCACCTTTAGCGGGTAAACAACTCAGACCAGTTTGTTCAAAGCACCGACATGTATCGGCACAACCAAATGGGTGGCCTTCATCCCGAGAAGCTAAACAACAACATGCTCCACAAATAGTTATACCACCTATATTAAATTTTGCTTTCGCACCCCAATCATAATATGGAGTATCAGTATCAAGAGCTGGGGGTCCACAATCACATCCACGCGTAGAACATTCTCGACAGCACGCTGGACATGAAATATTACCTCCGGCAGCAACACCAGGACCACCAGGTGTAGTATTGGTTGCTATTCCGTATTCTCTACCATGTGACTGAGAACCTGGGCGATTAATTTTTAATACAATTAAATCCTGATCAGATACTGGACATGCGCTATCTAATTCAGTATCAAATAAAGTTACAAATTGATCTTTTAAAATTGGGTCACAGCACGTATTCGAAGTCGTACAACAACATTTTCTTGATATCATAAATTAATCACCTGTTACATCTATTTAGGTGCCCAAATAAAAAACCACCCCATTACTGGAGTGGTTTTTGAAAGGCTAAACTTTTTTGAAAGTTTAGCGGGAACGCGTATTTTGCAGACGGTAGAAGGTACGACCCTTCTTAGTCTCACGAACCACGTCCATACGATGACCGAAGGTGTCAAATGCTTCACGAAGATCGCTCATCGTAGCACGGACATTTCGAATCTTGAACATGGATCGTGCCTTGCCCTCAGTCAGGGTGTTTCCCCGTGACATATAGTTGCAAACACGCTGAATCTTAGTCGGACGCTTGATATTAGTAACATTCATATTAGTAACCTTTCTATATTGCATATTATAATACAAATTAAGGGTATTGTCAAGCCCCTATTTTAATAAAAAAAATATTGTCTTTTAGGGCATTTTTATTCATAAATAGTTCTAACGGAGGCTCCTACGCCATGACTCACAAACACCGTCAGTTTGTCTCCCATGTACGTAAACATTTAAAACTTTACAATGGAAAATTGGTCATAGGACGCGGTAAAGCGATAAATGTTGAAGGTAGCCGTTGTTCCGGGTGTTTTGATGACAATAACATAATAATTTCTGTAGCCAGAAAAGCACCAAATTTTTTAGATGTTCTGTTACACGAATATTGCCATTTTTTACAATGGATTCAAAAATCAAAAATTTACAATACAGCCGATAGACATTGTTCTATTGTAGTTGATTGGTTTGGTGGAAAAGATTATTCCGTTAAAACTATTAAAAAGGCATTTTACTGGGTTCGTAAAATGGAACGTGAATGCGAACAATTTGCTGTAAAATTAATACACAAGTACGATCTTCCGATTGATAAAAAGAAGTATATCAAGCAAGCAAATTGCTATATCTATACCCATTTTATAATGGAAGAGACACGCAAATTTTGGATGTTTAAAAAGAACCCATACAAGAATAAAGCAGTGCAAAAAACCATGCCTTCAAATTTTAAGGCACAGAGTCATAGCACGCTACCTAAGAATGTTAGAACAGCCTTATTACGCTGCGTCTAATTTTCTTATTTCTTCCCATCTATCTTCTTGAGGAAAATAGCCTTTATGGATAAGTTCGGTGATGAAATCATCCATCATTCCTAAAACTTCTTTATCCACAGGGCATATTTGTTCCCCGTTTAATTCAATGGGGCCCGTGCCAGATTTAAGTCCATCACAAACTGCTAGATCGCATTGTTTTACAAGGTCATCTGTATATTCAAGTAGACTAGCTACTTGGTAAAATAGATCCTTACGAGAAGGATCTATTTCTTTGCGAGCCAACAAACGGATTTCGTAGGTTAGTTCTGTTATTTTCATATCAGGCGAAGCGGATACTTTGTATACTGAAAAACAGCAAGTATCTCATCGATAATATTTAGTAACTTTATGTCATTTTCTGACAAATTTATTATAATATTTACTGAAGAAGATCTTCATAAAGTGGTCTACAATGCCATCTAGATCCTTGTAGACGTGTCCCAAGGGTTTATACTTAGAACAGGGCTTCCTTTACCACCAAAGCAGTCTCAATCGATTCTCCACCAATTGCCTGATTAGGATTCGAACCTAAACAAAAACCTTCAAAGGGTTCGGTGCTACCGTTACACCATCAAGCAAAAAAGCCCCAAATTTTTATACTCCGAGGCCCAGAGTTTGTGTGATTTTGGAACAATAAGAATTCATCAAAATTCCACTAGCAGTACCAACATTAATACTTCGCACAGAACCGTACTGTGGAATATACAAAATATCATTACAGATATTTAAAATTTCTGTTGGTACACCAATTTGTTCTTGTCCAAAAATCATTATGTAATGAATATTTGGATCAAAATCATAAGTGCTTACATCCTTAGCAGTAGGAACATTATCGATTCCTATGAGTCGGATCTGTCCTCCGGTGTCACATGATTTGGATTCAATAAACGATCCAAAATCATCAATAGTTCGTACATGACGAAAATTGGTATAATGATGAGTGCCAACAGTGCCGCGCCTATCATATTTTTTGTTGCCATAGATAATTACTTCTTTTGCAAGAAACGCATTAGCGTTGCGTATAACGGTGGCAATATTAAAATCATTGCCAATATTACAACAGACAACTGAATAATTAAAACGCTTATCGTCCAAATCGGATAATATCGCATCATGCTCCCAATAATGGTAATGATCAATTATATTACGTGTTTCCATTGGTCAATCCTCTAGTTTAAGAATTCCGTCATCACTTGTATAAAAGATATCATGAAAAATATCAGCACACCATTTGTGACATATTGGACATGGTTTAGCATTTCTATAAACACCAAACCGATTAAATCTAAAATTAAGAAGGACTAATTTTTTATCACGATAACTTCTTGGGATTTTTCTGAATGCATCTAACTCAGAATGCATCTCAGGATACCTATACCCAAGTTTTACACTTTGTGGATGAGTCTTATACTCATTCTGACCAATAGCAACAATTTCTTTTTTGTACAAAATAATAGAAATATGTTTCTTTTGTCTTTCCATTGCCATTGATATAGGTTTGGCAATAGGAACATAAAGTTTAGTTATCGTGTTTATATCCAATTTAATCCATCGTCAGCTTAAGCTTCGAAGACTTCGAAGGAGCAACGATTCCTTTGTTAAGGTTAGCATCATATTGATTCTTCAATGCAGCTACTGGGCTTACATGAAAAACAATAAATGATTTTGGAATAGTAACACCTTGGGAAATGTCCGTATACATCATCCAAGGCATCATACCAATTTGTCCCTGTTCCATCGGAATTAAAACTGCTGGGTCTTTAAAGACATAGCCTGTTTCGGTTTCTTCGTATCGAGTCAAAATTTCTTCGCCTGAGTTTAGTCTAAATAGTTGAACGTTCATTGTATGTTTCCTTTGTCATATTATACCATGAACTAGAACAAAGTCAAAGGTTATTATATGCTAAGATTTAAACAATTTTTGATGGAAGCACCATTACCGCCTGTCAGAAAAGATTTACAAGATTTTGTTAGACCTTATGAGATACAGGGAAATGAAGATCAAATCTTGGGGCTTCATGGTAGTGCAGCCGATCCTACAATTGGTGTTGGTCATAGTTTAAATGACTCAGAATCTTCTAGAAAAAAATTACAAACAGTTGCTCCAGATATTAGTTATGAAAATCTCCGTTCTGGAAAAGCAAAGTTAACAAAAGATCAAGTTCAAAGTTTAAGTGATTTGGATACTGATGAGCACATACAAAGATTGAGAGATCTTGTTCCGGATATAGATGACTATACACCAGAAGCACAAAAAGGGTTGTACTCCTCAACATACAGAGGAACACTCGGTGGATCACCAAAAGCTTTAAGCTTATTAAAACAAAAACAATATGATGCGGCTGCTGATGAACTTTTAAATAATGCTGAATACAGAGCATCTAGAGATGGTGTACCAATTAAAGGTAAATTACTTCCAGGAATTGCAAAGAGAATGGAGGCTGAAAGTGCTCTAATTCGAGGAGAATCAGATCGCAGAAATAATAATCTTCCACTATCAGGAAAAGTATTAAAAACAGCAATATCTGTTGTACCACAAGCTATAGATACAGTTACAAAATTAGCTGAACCACTTAGTAGAACTCCAACACAACCTAAAAAGAATAAACCGGTATCACCAGTATCTGATAATGACCATACGATTCAAAGTGGCGAAACGTTATGGAAATTAACTAAAGGTGATCCGGCTAAGATTAAACAAATTCAAGCAGCCAATCCTGGCTTAGACCCAAACAAATTAAGTGTGGGTCAAAAAATTAAAATACCTCGTTAAACTAACATAGCGTTATTTGATAACATTGCAGACGTAAACCACATAGGTTCATTTCCTAACTTCCACTTAGCAAATTTAGCTTTCTCTCCAAGATAATATGCACGATATGCGGTTACTCCATCAACGTTCTTATATTGATCTGGCATTGCTTGTGCAAAGTCAGTACAAATAGTATTTGGGAGATTGCTTGGTGCATTTTTAGTAAACCAATATGCCATATCAGTAGATTTATGGATTTTACCATAATAACGACTACTATATTCATTTGTTAATTCAAATGTATGATTAGCCAACCAATAATAATTTGATTTAGATGCTCTTGCCCAAATAGTACATGGGTGATTATGAAAACATGGTTTGTACAATGTTATTTTATTATCTTGTACCGTATCTAAAGAATGAACTGTTGAAAGCATTTGACAACCTTCAAGAATCATTTTTACGACGTGTTTGTCACACATCATCTGTGCAGCAATAAGCGGATCTTTATCTAAAGCAAAAATATTCATATTTCATTCTCTTCAAAAATATTGTTGATAGTACGATTTACTTTCACCATTGTACCATTGGTATATAAAGAAGGCAAATCAAAAGCACCAACATAAGAACAAGCCGAGCGCAAACCACCAAGAATTTCTTGTATCGTATTGTATACAGGTCCACGGTAAGGAACCTCCACTGTACGTCCCTCTGACGCACGATATGTGGACAGCCCACCATTGTATTTTTCATTTGCAGTTTTGCTGCTCATGCCGTAATGCAACATCGTAAGCTGTCCATGCTCTTTATGACGAATTTCACCGCCACACTCGTCATGTCCGGCAAACATCCCACCAATCATAACAAATGCAGCACCAGCAACAAAAGATTTTGCAATATCTCCGGAGTGTACTATTCCACCATCAGCAACGATCCCAATATCTAATGCTGCTGCGGTTTCTGCACACTCCATTACTGCGGACAATTGTGGGTAACCCACTCCCGCTATTCTCCGTGTCAAGCACATTGACCCGGCACCTATTCCCACTTTCACTAAGTCTGCACCAGCAAGCGACAAGGCTTCCACTCCGTCTGGTGTCACTACGTTCCCTGCTACAATTATCGACTTCGGACATTTCTCTCTTACCTTTCTAACAAAAGAATGAAATTCTTTCATATACCCATTTGCTACATCTAAGCAAATAAACGTTGGATCATTTGTATGTGGAGTATCAACCCACAATTTACTTTGTGCATCTAGTCCTAAACTCAAAGCAACATATTGTTCTTTATCAGGATATTGAGATACAAAGGATTCGTAATAATCAAAACCTTTTTTCAAACATGTTACAATCTTATGTTCTGAAAGAGATAAAGCCATCTTATGTGTACCGATGGTAGACATATTTGTTGCCATAATTGGAATACCATTCCAAACTCTACCACATTTAAAAGTTGTTGAAACTTCTAGTTTTACATCATTTCGAGATTTTACATCAGAAAGTCTTGGTACAATCAGAACATCAGAGTAATCAAGTTTTGGTTCGTAATTTACGATCATGGGTATATTTTACCACACTATAACACCAACGTCAATGTTATTTGCCGCTGTTTTCAATTCTTTGTATTATATGGGTAAGATTCAACATTTCTGTAGCTAACTCTTTGGATGTCATTTTATCCAATAAATATGCTTCATAATTTTTGATTAAAAGTTTAGCTTCTCTTAATAGAAGAGCATTTAGATGACGTTCAGTTTTTAAATCTTTAAAGTCTTCCATTACTAATATTTATTCTAAATCATCTGTGTCATCTCGTGTCATCGAAAGAAGGTTGTCTGGGTAGAAAGAACTCCACTTTTGTTTGACTGTACTCCACAACAAAATACGACCATCACCTAATGGACTAAATCCTGCTTGCCTTACATGTTCTTCGCCGTTAACAATACCTTCTTTTAGCGATCCCATTATAATAGCAACCTGACCATTTACTTTCATAACCAGAAAAGAAACAATACCATCTAATAGTTCTTCAATAATTTGATTTGGGTTTATAAAGTCCGCAATATAAAGTTTGCCTTCTTTGGCAATTTTCACGGAAACATATTTGTCACTTAGTGGATTAAATCCTTTTGGATATAATTGATCATCCATCTCCAAGTAAACAGATAAACTTCCATATCTTTTAGAAAAATATGAAGAATATAATATATCATTCTCCATAACATTTTTTAAATTGTCTTTACGTTGTTCTGCTAAACCGTAAGTTTCAATTTCTTTATTTTCATAAACATTATAACCAAATGAACTTTCATCAAAACCAAATTCTTTTTGGGCTTTTAATGCATTGCGTTGAGCATCGATACTAGCCATTGCATCACGAACACTTGCACGTGGATCTCTCACGACATCCATGTCATCTGTACCGTTTTCTACAATTTCATAATCGTCAGCCATTATGCTACCTCAAATTTAGCCAACCCATGTTTGATTTCCATTTGCTTTATATCAATATTTTTATTTTTTAATTCTTTTAAAATAGCAAAACACATTTCATTTGGTGTAAAAATATACACATCATGAAATGGTTGCATTTTTAAATTTTTAATTTTAGTTACAAATGCCTGATAATCAAAATTATCTGATGACGGCATTAAATTAAAGATAGTCTCTCTAGAAGAAACTTTTTCTATTACTTTCACATATGTATTTATACAATCAACCTAAAAGATTTTTTAAGATTGAAGTAACATAATATTGAGTAGAATCTGTCATATTATCAAAAGGAACATCTTCTTTTTGTTTCTTCTTTAAACCTTCTCTTTGTATGGCCAGTGCTATTTTTGTTTGTTCTGGTGTGAGACCATCTTGTTCTTTGGGTTTAAGTTTTTTCACTGGTCTTGATGAAGCTGGTTTTGCTAAAGCTATTTTAGAAGCATTACGTTCTTTAGATGCAGCTGTATCTCTTGCTCTATTAGCAGCCATTCTTGCTGCATTTTTAGCCTCAGCAGCTTCACGCTTTTCTTCTTCGGTTTCTTCGTCACGTACACGAACTGGTGCTGATGTTGGTGCTGGAGTTTTTGGTTCAGCTTTCGGTTCAGCTTTCGGTTGAGCCTTTGGTTGAGCCTTTGGTTGAGCCTTTGGTTCAGCTTTCGGTTCAGCTTTCGGTTGAGCCTTTGGTTCAGCTTTTGGTTTAGCCTTTGGTTCAGCTTTCGGTTTAGCCTTTGGTTCAGCTTTCGGTTTAGCCTTTGGTTCAGATTTCGGTTGAGCTTTTGGTTCAACTTCTTGTTTTCCAAATGACCCTTCTAATGGCGAATTAGCTGTATTTTTAATTTGTTTTTTTGTAAATAAACTTGATTTAGAAGGAAAAATAGGTTCAGTATTTTTAATCTGCCACTCAGGATCTAGTTTACGTTTTGTAATTGTATCAACTATACCTTTTACTGCACCAGCAGCTGGACTTGGAATTTCATCTGGAACTGAATCGGAAGCAGGAGTTGGATCTGGAGCTGCAGTTGGTGCTACTGGAGCTAAGGTTGGTTTTGGTAGCTTGCTTAGTGCTACTTGAGCTTGTGCGTCTTTTAAACGTATAATTGCAGCTGATTCTGCATCTTTATTTTTATTTTTATTACCTACTTCTTTTGCCTTTATACCTACTTCTTTTGCCTTTATAAAAAGTTCACTTCGTTTATTTTTTTCTCGAAATAGAGCTGCCTGATCTTTTAATTTAGCAGCTTCATCTCTATTGACTTGTCGCTCGTTATCTGCCTGATCTAATGCAGCTTGACGTGCAATTGCAGCAGCAGCTGCTGCGGTTTTACTTGCACCAACAGCTCTACCTACCTCACCATAGGTAGAAATAATACCCTGAACTTTTTCATCTCTACGAGCTTCATAACTAGCTTCTTGTTCTCGTCTCTCTTTTTTTCTTGCAGCGATACGTGCAATCTTTGCACTTTTATCAACTGGAACAGGAGCCAGAGCAGGAACTGGAGTTGGAGCTGGGACTGCTGCAGCTTCAGCATCAGATCTTTTTTTTGCTCTATTGGCAAGAAAGTTTCTAAAACTTCCAATTCCCTTTGCTGCCAAATATCCACCAGCAGCAAGTCCAACAGCTGCTACAGGTAACATTGCACCAAATGCAGAAATATCAGCTTCCTGTAAATTTTTATTATTATTCATATAACTCTTATGGTGTCGGTGGAGGTGGAGGTGTAAGACCAGCTGCTGCTAATGCGGCTGCAGCTTTAATTCTAGCAGCATCTAATGTTGTATTATTTGCATTCTGAGCTATCGTATTAGCTTGTTTTCTATTGCTTCCACGTGCACGTCTATCAGCTCTTCTGTTTTTAGATGCTTCTTTTCTTTGTTGTTCTAATGCAGCAGTTCTATGATCTGCCGCAGCCTTTCTATCCTCAATACTCGATAAAATATTTTGTTTGTCTAAAGCTGCTTTATCCGCCTCATCAGCAGCTTTCTTATTTGCTGCTTTATTTGCATCATAAATTTGTTTTGCTTTAAAGCCAGCGACACCAGCAATCAAAGCTCCACCAATAATAGTCCCAAGAAGTTCATTGATGGGTTGTTTGTTATTAAAGACAATATCACCCTTATTATTCAGTTCAATTTTTGATTCGTTTAGATGAACTTGCTTCAGGGCATTCGTAAAAATTTCTCTATCGTGTCTTTTGTCGCTCATAGAATTATTTAGATATTTTACTTGACAAAGATTTGAAGAGTTCTTATAATATACTCTAGAACAATCTCTAAAGAAACTTTAAAAAAGTATTTAAAAGAATATCTCTAAAGGTTCTTTAAAGTATCTTATAGTACTGCAATATCTTTTCAGTACAAATTTTCGCTTTTTCGCTTTTGCCTATTTTTTAAAATTTTGCCAGATTTTTATCGTAATTTAATTGATTTACGAATCAATGAAACTAAATCTGTAAAATTTTCATCACTCATTGGCTGTGATTCGCTTGGAAGAGCAGCGTTCAATGCTCTTACATTGAGTGTATTCTTGTTTGCTGAATCCTTTAAAGAATTACGAGACATGTCAATACTTGCTCGTAAGTCTGGATTATTTTGTAAATTATCTGCAAATTTTTCTCTGGCCTGAGCTTCTTTGTTTTTTCTTGCTGCTCGTAAAGATTGCTTTACTGCTTCTTTGTTTCTAGTGCCTCTATCAAAGGATTTCATAGCTTTTTTGAGTCCGGCCTCGTTTAATATAAAATTTAAGAAAGTGTCCATGTATCTATTTATTCTAAATAAATTCATGGACATGAAAGCTTTCCGTGCAGACTTGCAACAAAAATCGTTTAACGCTCGTAAGACTAATAACTACGAGGATCGCATCAACGTCACCTACAAGGGAATGGTGAGCGAAAACTCTGAAGAGTACTACAAGGAATTATCAGAAAATTTAGAAAAATCTGTAAATTTCCTAAGTGGTCTTCTGCGTGCAGCTGAGTACCAATCAATTAATCTTGGTATACAAAATGCACTTCGAGGTAGAAGTAATAATTTAAACGAAGAATATACTCCTGCAGTTTTCACCCCATTTACACCAGGTCAAGGTTATGTTCCACCACCGGCTCCACCGGCTCCACCACCAGCCCCGGCTCCTGCTCCTGCTCCAGCTCCTGCCCCTGCTCCAGCTCCAGGACCCCGCAATCCAAACAACCCACCACCAAATGATCCAAATGATCCGTTACAACCAGGAGTGACATTTACAGGAGAGGATGGTACAGTCTGGCGGTGGAATGGTTCCAGGTGGAAAATAGTTAGCAGTGCACCAGGACCTCGCTCACCTAATACGCCCCGTAAAGGTGGTGGTTATACCCCAGGTCGTAGCTAAATTAATAAAAAAATATATGCTATCATTTAAACAATTTTTGTATGAATCTAATGCACCTCCGGCTACTCCGGCTCCTGGTACTCCGGCTCCAGCTCCAGTAGCTCCAGCGGCCCCAGCAGCTCCAGCAGCCCCAGCAGCCCCAGCTCAAGCTCCTCCAAAACCAAATCAGCCTTTACAATTTCCTACAAATCCATCTCCTGGTGATAGATGGATAGACCCATCAGGTTATACTTGGGAATTTGATAAAGAAGGCGATGGCAGTTGGCACATAATTTCAAGCCCTAGGACACCTAAGCCACCTAAGCCAGCACCTAAGCCAGATGAAAAACCTTCAAAACCTGCAAAACCAAAACCACCTGCTGAAAAGCCAAAGCCAAAGCCTAAGCCAGCTCCTAGGCCTAGGAAACCTGGAGTAGGTGAGACTACAGATCCTGGGTATGTACCGATTCCTAACAGACCTGGACAAGGTGCGCCGGGCGATCCAGGATATATACCGCGACCAAGATAATACATGCTATCATTTAAACAATTTTTAGAAGAAGGTAAAGAAGGTCGTACAAAACCCTCTTCTATAGTTAAGCGTACTAAGAAACATCCTGTAAATACTTCTACTCCGGATAGTAAGATGGATAGGTTGTTTCGTAGTCAAATGAATCGTATTAAGACTACTAATTCTCCTAAAAGAGAACGTAGGATTCAGACTAATATTACGAATGATAGAGAGATTAATCATTCAGGTGCAAAACATACAGTATTTGATATAGAGAATGAACTAAGAGCAAATCTTAGTCCAGAAGGTATTAAACGTTTAGATGCGGTTTTATTGTTACATGACAAAGGACCACGAATGGGCAAGGTTCATTATAGAAATATAGAGGCTGGATCATTTTTAGAAGATCCAATCAAAAAACCACAGGAAGATGAAGAAGACCTATGGTAACTGTATCTTATTAAAAAATTATAAAATAATTTAAACGGGTCTCCCAAAAGGGGACCCCTTTTTTTATGGGTTCCAGGGGGGACCCATTTTTTTCATATAACCTGGGAAAGGGGGGGGACCCATTTTTTCAGGAATGACCTGGGGGCGTATGGGACCCATTTTGAGGAATCCGAGGGTACAAAGGGGGGGACCCATTTTTCTGAAAAGAGGGTGGGGGGGGTCTTTTGAGGATTGAGAGGGTATTAGAGGTTTTTGAGGAAATTTAAAGTTGATTGGCTAGCCGCCACGATTTTCTGACGGAAAGGGGACCCATTCTACTGTATGGACAGTGAAAGTCAAGTTAATTCTCCCAAGAATTTAAAAAAATCATCCGGCAAGCAGGATAATATTATCGGACGCATCACAGGGCGAATCTTCGATACATCCCCTTGCATATTGTGGCAGTTTGTGTACACTTGACGCATGGCTACCGCCCCTCACTCGTTCGTCCTTCCGAATCTTTCCGCGTCGCGGAGTCTTGGAACGTGCAGCGCGGTGATGGGCGGTAGCCTTGGAGATTCTGCTATGCAGATCGTTTACCGTCAGTCCGCAGCGTTTGATATGTCCGCCCTCGAAGTCGCCTGCGGTGCCGTCACCGCAGCGGGAGCGGGTCGGGTGGCTTGGCAGCGCGTCAGTGAGTCGGACGCATCGGGCGTCGACCGTCTGCCCGGTCAGATGGATGGGCGTGCCGTGCTGAAGATGCACGTCAAGCCACTGCCGACTAAGGCAGGGCACCGCATGGTAGCGGTGGTACTCGCCGCTACTGCGGACGCGCCCGTCCGAGTCGTTCAGATCCGCGCCGAGACGATCCGGTTCATCCGGGCGTAATCGGTGCGGGATGCGGGGAGGGGCTGTCGAGCCCCTCCCCTTGACGGAGAACACCTACGCCCCTGCGGGGGCAGAATGGACACTACTATGGCTAAGAATCCAACTACCGTTGAAACTCCTCGCACCTGCACCAACATTAATCCTGAAACCTCTCGCGTCTGCACTAAGCGCGCCCCATGCCCTACCTGTTGGGATGTGGTGGTTGAAGCGATGGAACGCGAGAAGATGCGGTATGACATGCACGATGTGTGGGGGGACTGGCTACCAGAAGTTCTGTAACTCACCTACTCCCGATGACACCCGGTCTCCACCAAAAAGGAGACCGGGTGCTGTCGCGTACTATCAGCGAAATCAGCGTAGCCGCTGATAGGCCGAGCAGTGTACCATGCGAAGCAAGGATGTCAAGCAAATTCTTTCAAGTTGGACAAGAAATTTTATTTGAGATACTTTGTGGAATTCTCTTGCGTTGAATTGTGGTTCTGTTATAGTTCGGGCATGGAAACGAATCGTTCGTTTCCTCAGCCACTTGCAGGAGTAGACCTATGAGTTTCACACCGTCCGAACTGACCGCCCCCGATACCGATACCGCCGAATTGCGCGGTGTACCGTTTATGACGCACACCGCTGCGTTGTGGATCCTCCGCTCTAACTTGGAACAGTCAGTTACCCCGTCCGTCCGTAGTTCGCGAAAGTTTGTAAAGTCGATCCAATTGATGTGGGATTCACTGGAGCCAGTGATGCGCAAAGTGGACGATATGAACGAGCAGAATCGACTGGCTCACAATGCCAGAATCCGCGCTCGGCAAGACCGTAGTCTAGTCCTCATGGTTGAGGGAGCCCCGATTAAACTCGGAGCCGAAAGACCTGCCGGAGCCTGACCCACGGGGGGGCGAAAGCCCCCCTACCCTCTACCAAAGAAAGATTCACAATGGCATACACTGACCGAAATTTCAAGACGAAGAAAGAACTGAAGGAAGCCGTCGCTGCAGGCGACGTGACCGTGTTCGCTCCCGGACCGTTTGGGGGAGCAGTGATGGATGGTCTGTGCTACTTGGAAGGTCCACACTTCCCGAAGCCACACACTTGGTACGCCCAAGTCTATGTGGTCGACGGGCGAATCAAGATGGGCACTCGCGTCAAGTAACAACTAACCTACTCCCGATGGCACCCGGCTCCCTACGACGGAGACCGGGTGCTGTCGCGTACTATCGGCAAATCGGCTGCGCCGATAGGCCGCGCAGTATACCACACAGGACGCGAATGTCAAGGACAAAATTTAAAGATTTGCAATATAAATTTATTTGTGAAATATCCGATCTACCCTATTGCATTCCACAGTGGTACGGGTATGATTCGGGCATGGAAGCAAATCGCTTGTTTCCTTCGCCACTAGTAGGAGTAGAACCTATGTCAGTAATTACCGGAGATCAGATTCCCGCCTTCCGCCTGTGTGTCATCCGCTCGGGTCTGCGCTTTGAGATCAAGTGCCCGGGTATGCGGGTATCAAGCCGCTCGCCCAAGTGCAGTACCATCGTTCGCCGCGAGTTCGGATTCAAGGGAAACCCCGCGCGTCTGTTGGAGCAACTAGAAGCGTGGATGGATGCACGCGGATACCCCGATGTAAAGCGCCTCGAAATCACCAACCACTAACCACCTACTCCCGATGACACCCGGAACACCAAACAGGTGCCCGGGTGTTGTCGCATTAAAAAATAAAAATAAAAATAATAAATTTTATTTTTGTACTATCGGCAATCGGCGTAGCCGCCGATAGGCCGGAGTATACCCACTGGCAAGCGGATGTCAAGCAAATTCCGCCAAGATTCGTAATATAAATTTATTTGATATTGTGCTTGCATTTCATAGTGATATGGGTATGATTCGGGAGGCAATTCCGCCTACCTTGAAAGGATTGAAGCAATGACACTTTCCCTCACGCAATACCCGACGAACACGACGAACGATATCGCCGCATTCGATGTCGATAAGATGTCTTACATGGCGAACGCGATTCGCGGCATGAAATGGGATGCATTGAATAAGTTTACAGGCGGATTATCGGCACCGTCTAAGATGCCATGCTACGCGTATTCCATATCCGCCCATCGATGCAATGTCGGTCGTAAACTCCGCCTAGTCGCGGGTAGCACCTGCGCGAATTGTTACGCTTTGAAGGGTCGATACGAATTCCCGAATGTAAAGGAAGCAATGGAACGCCGGTATTCGGCAATGATGAATGATTCTATGGCATGGGCGGCGGCTATGGTAGCGTCAATCAATAAGACCAAGTATCCCCATTTCCGTTGGCATGATTCCGGAGACATTCAAGGAATGAACCATCTAGCGGCAATCAATGCCATCGCACACCTTACACCAACCGTACAGCATTGGATTCCGACGCGGGAATACGGATTGATTCGGCAATGGCAGCGTAGCGGGTTTGCCTTTGCGCGTAATCTGACGGTACGCGTATCCTTGCCGATGGTCGGTAAACTCGACGGATCCGCCGAATGGGCGAACTATTCAACGGTGGACGCGATTCCGACAGATGGTACTTCGGTAGTGTGCCCTAGTTCGCAGCAAGGCAATCAATGCGTGGATTGCCGATCATGCTGGGACAAGGATATCGAGTGTGTTTCATATGTGAAACACTAAATTAATTCAGGCTTCAATCCTCCCTCGCTATCGGACGTTCCGGTGGCGAGGGATTTTTTATTTAAAAATAAAATTAAATTAAAATTAATAATTTTTATTATCGTACTATCGGCGAATCGGCGTAGCCGCCGATAGGCCGCAGGCTCGGAGTATACCGACTTGGACAAGATTGTCAAGACAATTTTGACAAGATTGAAAGAAAATCTTTCTGATGAAATATTCTGAGAAACATCGTACTTAGTGGTTGACATATGATCTAGATCGGATAAGATAAACGCATCGAAGGAAACGTTCCTCCGAAGGATTAGAGAACCTCAGTTGGAGAACTGCAATGAAGAGTAAGAACCCATCATTCTTTGAGTCTGAACTTCCCCTGTTTGTCGGCGTCAATGGTCAGGCAGGATTGACCGCCCCCAATGGTCGGCGCGGTACCGGATCTGAAACCACTGATACCAACCTCTTGGACGGATATCAGCATACGCACCGCGCCTGTGTCTACGGTGTTGCAACCCGATGGGCGAGCAGTGGTATGTTCGCGATTCGCACCTTCGTCTGCCGCCTGACGGGTGCATCGAAGGCAGGACGGTGCGTGATCCGTCTGCAAGCGGATACCCCTCGCCGAGTGAAGGGATACGGGTTCATGGAAGTGACCATGACCAAGGAAGACGGTACGCATTTCGTCATGGTGATGAATGCCCGTGATGCCCGGTCAATGGCGCAGACCCTGAATGCCGCAGCCAATTCTTGCAATGCCATGTGGCGCAAGCGTAACATCATCTAAACTCCAACTGTGGTAAGGTGGGGGGCAACCGTAGCCCCCCACCAAGCCGGAAAGAACACAATGCCACTACTCACAATCAAATCGTCCATTCTCCCCAAAGAGTTTGCCTCCACCTTCGCACCCAATACCACGATCATCATCGAGTACGAACCGTCATCATGGACATCGTTCCCGGCTGAACCTGACTGTGGAATCTTCTCCGATTATCGTGATATTGAAGATGTCGAGATTCTGTCAATCGTTCAACAGATCATGGTTGGATCGGATGTCGATTCTGAAGAGGAGATTGCTACCCCAACCGATACTGCTCTGCTTGACGATATCAAGCGGATGTGCATCGAACACTTCCAAGAGGATCACGACGATTCCGATTGGAGCAGCAATGCTGACGAAGATCATTCAGAATGGAAAGCAGACATTCGCCGTGATGAACCCGACTATGATGACCGCTAATTCAAGGAAAAAATAATGAACATCAATTTCAATCGTGCAGAAGTTTGTCCGCCTTTAGCCAAGGCAATGTACAAAAACCTTATGGATAAGGCAGACAATATGTTGGCGTGGCATAAGGATCCACGCCAGGTAAACGAGTTCTTTGCCTACGCAGAGATCATCACTTCGCTCCCCATCGAATGGTTCAACCATGAAGAGCGTAGTGAACTAGTACATAGCGTTGTCGATCTCCATGGAGACTTTCATGAGTTTATGTCGAACATCATGGACGGCAGTACATCGTATGTAGCCAAGATGGGATGGGACAGACATTCGATCTGTGTTCAAATCCTTCAAGAGTCTGCTGTCATCGCAATGACCATACCCGAATCTGACAAGGGGTGGAACTGATGTTCATTGAACGTCTTGAATGCTTCCCATCGAACCACGAGATTCGTGCCGTGGTTCGATGGGGGGACTATGACGAGAATCGTCAATCCCTGTTCTTTCATGTTCGTGATGGAATGCTCTCACTCGTATTATCAAGTGTCCAAGATGCCGAAGGCATTCCACCACTAGACTTTGAGGATATGAAACGACACATTCTGTATATGCTCTTGCAGACTCATGCTGCTCAAGCAGAACAGTCGAACAATCACCAAAAAGAAATTGAAAAATCTTTCAGTAATGTTGTTGAGTTCACCCAAGTAGAAGATACAATAGACCTATGAAAACCACCGCCATCATCTTCCGTTACATCATGACTCTCCTCTTTGTCGCACTCGCCTCGTATGTCACTTGGGAAGCCGCTACTGCCGGATACTTTGATTGGTTTATGATTCCCGCTGTGTTGCTTGTTTGGTCAACGGTAATCATCTACCCAATCATGCTCAAGGATGTGGAGGCTTCTCTATGAGTCGAAAACTTACTGACAAAGATTTGGATCTCATGCTCAACTGCCTGAACGATCTGATGAAGACTGTCAATGGAGATATGTTTATATTGGAGAAACAGGTGGGATATGGGTGGAAGTTACATCGCCAAACCTCATCGCCTAATTGTCAAATCGAATTGGTCTCACCCAATTACTTCATCACTAAAAACATGATGTGGAACTTTTTAGTGAATACCTTAACGGCTATTCGTCTACAAGAAAATCAAACAGAGGTAACAGTATGAAAACCGATGAAACCGAATCAATCAACCTTCTCATCAGTCTTCTGAATCTTCGTCATGATGCAGAGATGCACGTTGTCTTCACTACAATCTCCGATCCTAAGCGTCACACGGAAGGATTGAAGATGTTTGTTCGTGAGATGCAGACTCACAACATTGGCATTCGTATGTTGTTGGATGGCAAGTACCTCGAATTGCCAGCATGGTTCACTGACAACACTTCAGAGGAAGCAGTAGAGAAAGTGCGTAACAGCATTCAAGTAGAAAACATCTAAAAAATTCAAAGAATTAATATATTCTTTTCCAACCTAAAAAATTGGAAAAGAATATTAATTTTTTATTTGGCCTATCGGCTATAATGTTGCGAAGCAACGCCGATAGGACACGAGGGATGGGAGTATACCCACTTAAGTTTGGATGTCAAGACAATTCCGCCAAGATTTACAGAAAATCTTTTTGATCGAATATTGAAGAATAGTATTGACTCTACTTTCAATTGTGTTACCATACTCGCATGGATATCAAACCAACAACCCCCGCCGATGAAATGCCCTGCACCTGCACTAGCATGGATCAATACGTAGACGGGCTTTGCCCCGGCTGCATTGAAGCCTCAGACCGCGATGCGGACTTAAAGGAGTCATGCGAAGGTGCCTGTGATGCAGGTCGCGCCTGCCACGACGAAGATGAATCTTCGGTGCGCGAAGGTGACGATGATCGCTACTACAGCGGTACAGGTGAATCGATGGATGATTCGTCTTACGAACGCTACCTGAACCGTGGATAAATCTTACAAAGTTTCGATATTGTTGTTGAACAAACCTCTTACATAGGATACCATACCGACATGAAGATCAAGAACATAGACATGGATTGGGATGACGATGAAGACGAAGACAGCATGGAAGATGAAGCCTGTCTACAGGGGCGTTGGGAACCCGTAGACGATGAGATTGAATCCCTGATTGATACCCTCGACAACGACTAAGGAGACACTATGGCGATTCTAAGTGACAGCGAGATTGCACAGTTGCAATCGACAATCTTGGCAGCAGCACAGAGCAACAGGAAGCCGCAGATCAGCGAGATCCTCGCATCAGTTCAGTACGCAGTTCTGTCCGCTGTGGACGAGAGTGGCATGGTTTGGTATCAGGATGCGGAATGCCGCGAACTGATTATGCGCTCTCTTCACAAGTTGATGGACGATAACACCCCGGATATGTTCACTCCGGTTGAGAAGGCGTTGATCATCAACCTGATGGCATTGGGTCAGTTGGCAATCATGTTGGAGGGCGTATAAACCACTAGCCTCAATGTAAGTCAGTTAAACTAGAGCGCAGTAGATGCTCGAAATTACGACTGCTGTTGGGGCAACCGTAGCCATCATAATCCTGATGAGCCGTACAAAACAGGTGAGCGGGTGGAGACCCGGCTGAAACAGGGTCTCCAAGTTTGGGATCGTAGCGCAGTTGGTAGCGCAGGAAACTTTTAATTTCTTGGTCGTGGGTTCGAGCCCCACCGATCCCACTAAAGGAGATAGAATGACAAAGACAGAACTGAAAACTTTGCAGAAGGCATTGAAAGCAATCAAAGGTGATGAAGTGAAAGATGCTGTACAACATATCATGCATTTTCTACACGATCACGGTCATGCAGTCTGTATTTTCACCCCCGAAGAAATGTCTGCAAGTTCAGCAACCGATGAGGACATTGAAGATTCAATGACCAACGCAGGATTCATGACACTCGAATGTTTTAAGATCACCGAAGAAGAAGATTAAGGAGACACTATGCAAGTATTCACAATCAAAGCAAACCCGACCGCAAAACTGAAGTGCGACTACTGCCAGCAAACCCTGACCGAAACTACTCGTATCAACATTCCAAGTCTGTCGCGAGACATTCCCGCCGCAGAGGGGATTCGTGATGGCAAGAAGCAGGGCGATTCAGCCGTGATGTGCTTTACCTGCTGCTACATGGAACGGAGTTAATACAATGACAGACAAAGAAACAACACAAATCGTTTACGACATTCCGCTCAAGGGTAACTACACAGAAGGAGAGAGAGAATACACATGGGAGCGTTTGGGTGGGTTTTACTACTTCATCCTGAACAGCGGTAGCGACCTCTGCATCGACTGTAGGTTTGGTGAAGACAATCTGCCAATCTTTGAGGATGTCAGTTGTGTCTCTGTTGGGATGCGAGGCGCAGAGAGTTACCTGAGCGAGGAGTACTTCGACTACCTTGAACCCCTGATCGAACATTTCAAAACTTTTCCAATTATTCGTTGACATTCACCCCTAAATCGGATATCATACTCGTATGAAAGAGATCGACCTGTTTGAATTGGCTGAAGACATACTCGCAAACCCTGATCTCGCAGACAAGTGGGATATGGGCGAAGTAGACTTGGGAGATATGTTTGCCACGGTGTACACCCTTGGTAACGAGGAGATCCTTGTTATCTTTCAGAACCATCTTAGCGGAGAAATTGAGAATGTCGAAACCTATGCAGACGAAGAAGAAGCCACGGAAGCCATTATCTCGCACCAAATCAGTCACCAAGAAGACGTTGACTACTACCGCACGGAGGACTAAGATGCCATCAACCGGATTTGCCAAAGCATTGAGTGACGGCATGATCGTCAAGGTTGTCTTTCGCAAGAAGGACGGAACCACTCGCACCCTGAACGGAACCACCGATCTCAAGAAGGTTCCCAAGGTTGACCACCCATCGAAGGATGGCAAGAAGGCAGACTCGCCCGGTGTTCAGCGAATCTACGATCTTGACATCGGTGAGTGGCGAAGCGTGATTCTGACCACCATCAAGAAGTGGGAACCAATCGAGTACGAATTGGTATAATGTGTGGCGCGGTAGACCAACGGCAGAGTCAACAGACTTAAAATCTGTCAAGTGTGGGTTCGAGTCCCACCCGCGCTACCTCTATTCCCGTAACTCAGTTGGATAGAGTAACAGATTTCTAATCTGTATGTCGTTGGTTCGAATCCAACCGGGAATGCTTGACTTTCAACAAAGGAGAGGATACAATATAATGAATACTATACCTTATTCGGGTTGACGGCATAACTGACCAGCGTGAAGCGGGACAGGAACCGTATAGAGGTAGCCTATGGTTGCCCGGTTGGACACTCGCCGTAAAAGTAGTGTCATACAGAAGGGTGGCTGAATTGTAGTTAGAGCGCGTGCCTTATAAGCGCGAATATGTGGGTGCAACTCCCGCCCCTTCTATTCGTGATTGGTTTGCTTAATTTTATAAAGGAGACACTATGGTGACAGCAGATAACATTGGATGGTTTGTGGCAGGGTTGATGGTTGTTGTGTTCGTAGCGTACTACATCAAGTCGATGGCAAAGAACTTTCGGGCAGAGATGCTTCAACGCATCGAGGAGATTGACCTCGGACTCAGCCGTGAATTGGAACAAGTCCACATTAACCACGACAAACGCTTTACACGGATTGAGAACACCATTGTTCGTATGAGAGATCAATGCGACAAGAGTCAGTGCTGCATTAACGAATACCCTTCGTAAGGTTGTTCAACTCCCGCTTTCCCCTCACACCGAAGTCAGAGTCGGTGTGAGGTTATTTTATTAAAAATTATTTTATATTAATTTATTGTTAATTTTTATTATCGGACGTACTATCGGCTATAATGTTGCGGAGCAACGCCGATAGGCCAGGATGGCGCATTATACCACAAAGTACACAGATGTCAAGAAAAATCTCCTCGGATTTCAAATATATTTTTTTATCAATCTTGGCAAAAATGCGAGGTATTGACTAGCAATCTTGTGCAAGTTCGGTTACCATATACACATCACGAGGATCGTCCTTGTGCCGAAGCAACAGAAGGAACCGTATGACAGACTCACAGATCAATCTCGCAATGAACAGCAACCTGACCGGAGAGAAGGGGAGCCTCATCCCCGCCATCACTCCATCGTATGTGCCTTGGGGTCACTTCGATGATGTCGAGAAGTTTGTTCGCAACAACGACTTCACCACTCTGTATGTTACCGGGCTGTCCGGTAATGGTAAGACCACCATGATTGAGCAAGCCTGTGCTAATGCCAATCGTGAGTGCATTCGTGCCAACATCACAGCAGAGACAGACGAGGACGATCTCATTGGTGGTTTCCGTCTTCACAATGGTTCGACCGTATTCGTCTACGGTGCTGCCATCGAAGCAATGAAGCGTGGGGCTGTTCTCCTCTTGGATGAGGTCGATCTTGCCTCTGAGCGCATCATGTGCTTGCAGCCAGTCTTGGAGGGCAAGGGTATCTTCATCAAGAAGATTTCGGAGTTCGTGCGCCCTGCTCCGGGGTTCATGATTGTGGCAACTGCCAACACTAAGGGTGACGGTGGTGGAGACGATATGTTCGTTGGAACACGAGTTCAGAACGAAGCGTTCTTGGATCGGTTCGATTACACCTACGAGCAGGAGTATGCTCCTCGTGCAGTAGAGACTCGCATTGTGATTCGGATGATGTCTGAGCGCAACTGTCGAGATGACGATTTTGCCAACTACCTGACGAAGTGGGCTGAAACCATTCGTAAGGGGTACGCGGAAGGTGCCTTGGACAAGATTGTCTCCACTCGCCGTCTGCTTGGAATCGTGAAGGGTTACGCTGTGTTCCGCGACAAGGAGAAGGCAGTTCGCCTGTCCCTGAATCGGTTCGACAGAGACACTCAGGAAGCGTTTTGGAATCTTTACACAAAGATTGATCCAACGATCAATCCAATCCCGGTGGCAGAGGTCGTTCCGTCTGCCCCGGTCATCGAAGAAGTGGTTAAACAAACCACCATGCCTACTACAGTCAGTATCTAACAAGGAGTCACCATGCCGTATGTCAATAAGAGAAATCGTTATATCGCAGCCGCAAAGTCTTTCGCGGAGAACAATCGCCCCACTAGTCCGGGTCGTATCGCCCGCAATGAGCCCGCGAGTTACCTGTTCGAGAAGTGGGAACTGCTTGCCATCGCCAACAAGATTGGCATGAAGGGCGTTCCAACATGGGTACTGAAGGATTGCGCTACTGACATCACCAACCTCTCACGAGGTGCCAAGATGTTCGATATGTCCGCCTTGATCGCTGCCAGTACCGCAGCCTCCGTCTGATCCCTTTTGCTTCGCGGTGGGGAGAGTAGAAATTATCATAATTTTCTGCTCTCCCCTCTTGACCCGCATTCCAATTCTGATACCATAAACAACATGAACACCTCTACATCATTGTTCGCTCGTGCCCTCGCAAGCGAGAACATCTTCGTCAACCTCGACACCACAGCCCCTACCGCTTCATTCGATATGGAGAGTCGTACTCTGACCATTCCGGATTGGAAGACATCCCAAGCACTCAAGGATATGATCATCGCCCATGAGGTCGGTCATGCCCTGTACACTCCCGCTGAGGAGTTCCTTGCCTCGCTCGACAGCGCAAAAGAGCGCAAACTTCATCCCCAAGGATACAAAGCCTGTATCAACAGCATCGAGGATGCCCGTATCGAGCGCATGATCAAGGAGAAGTTCCCCGGCTGTCGGCGTGACTTCTTTGAAGGCTACAAGGAGATTCTCGCCCTTGACATCTTTGAACTGAAGGACACTCCGGTCAGCACGATGTCGATCATTGATCGCATCAACCTGTACTTCAAGTTTGGTGTCTTCGGTCTGATGTCCTTCGACTTCAGCCCTGCTGAACAGAAGATCATTGATCGCGTATCGACTGTCAAGACCTATGCCGAAGTGGTCAAGATCGCGGACGATCTGTTCATGTTGGCAAAGGAGGAGATGGATGAGAAGCCTGATACATCCCCATCCAATGATCTTGGCGAATTGATGGACAAGAAGTTCATGCGTGATGGCAAGGATTTGACGGATGCAGATCAGTACAGCACAAAGCGTGAAGACTTTCCGTATATGTCGTACTCGCTGCCCAAGGTGGATTCATCGCTTTGCATCGTTGGCTTTCAGGAAGTCATTGATGACTATGCCTTCAAGACTATTAGACTTCAAGACAATCCACGCAAGAACAAGGATTGGATCTCAGAGGTCAATACCATGATCTCCTCCACAGAGGTTGAATTGTCAACCTTCCGCAAGGAAGTGGACAAGAGTATCAAGGAATTGGCTGCTCAGTTTGAACGCCGTAAGGCAGCAGCAGAGATTCGTAATGAGCGCATGAAGGAGAGCGGAAACCTCAATCCGGATCGTCTTCATCAGTACAAGACACATGACGATATCTTCCTTCGCAATCTTGTGAAGTTTGAGGGCAAGAAGCATGGCATGGTCTTCCTGATTGATTGGTCGGGCAGTATGTCATGCTGTTCAGACAATGTGATTCGTCAGACTCTGCTGCTCGTTGGCTTCTGCCGTAAGGTCAAGATTCCATACGAAGTGTTCCTGTATACCGATTGTCAGGACAAGACACAGAGGATTCCCGGTGCTGTGGAGACTGCTCGTTTGGAAGCAGAGAAGGCAGAGATTTACAAAAAGATTTATCCAAACCACCCCTCTCGTCATTCCACCTTTGGTAATGCAAAGGATGAGAAGGATTCCCTAAACTTTGTGCATACCAATTTGGTACAGGTTCTCAGCAGCACCATGACGGATGCAGAGCAGAAGGAGATGGAAAAATTGCTGTGGTTGGCAGGTGGTTCAAGCAGCAACCGCAAGGACTACACCTATGCCATCAACGAAGTGATTCCGTCAGCATTGCACATGGGTGGAACGCCTACGGTGGAAGCCATGATGATTCTGCACGACTTCCTGCCGAAGTTCATCGCCAAGACCGGATCGCAGATCACTTCGCTGATCATGGTCACGGATGGTGAGCCGAATCATCAGAGTATCTCAGGCAAGAGGTCTTACAATGCAGTCAAGGGATTGCGTATTCAGCACATGGCAACAGGTCGGATGGTCACCATACCATCGGACACTCGCACGGGCGTGGACAGCCTTGGGCTTCAGTTGCAATACTTCATGGCATCGGAGATGCAGAGAATGGGCGTTACTACCATCGGGTTCTCCATCGGTGGCATGACGGGCGTGGGTGCATCGCTGTTTACGAAATTGATTCGTAATCCGAAACAGGTCTACCCAAGCAACATGACTCGCAAGGAGTACGCGGAAGCACAGAAGTCAGAAGTGTCAGATGTCAATCGTGAGTACAACACGGACAACTTCTACCCCGCTCTTCCTGAGTTGACTCCCGGTTTCCATGAGTATTACATCGTCCGTCCTTTGCGCCCTGCTTCCGATGTCCTGCCTGAATTGGTCGGAACACTTACCAAGATTCGCAATACTTTCATCAAGAGCATGACCAATCGTATGGTCAGTCGAGTGTTCTTGAATCGCTTCGCCAATCTTGTGGCAGGTCATCTGCCCAAGAAGGGCAAGCGGTAGAGACAAACAGTAACCGTAGAGGGTTCGCCACCTAGACTGTCAAGAGTCTAGGTGGTTTTATTTTATCTACACCCAGGGAGAGCGCCTGGGAGCCCAGAATAAAAAATAATAATTATCGGACTTTGTACTATCAGCCTACAGCCTATCAACAAAAAAATTCGTGATAACTCAAATTTTGACCTTGACACAGCCCTTCGCGTATGGTAGAATATAGTTCCCGCGCACCCAAAAAGCCGATAGGTCGCGTCCAATAATACCCCCTCACAAATAATTTAAAAAAATCTGTGATAACCTAAAGTTTGACCTTGACTATTGTAATAAGTTTGCTATGTGGTATAATATGGTATATGAGTGTTACCAGACCAACCACCTCTCGCCCCTTGCAGTCTGGGCTTGAGAGCGTGAACCCAGAACCCTCTAGAGTACTGCAAGACCAATCTTCTGCTACTTCGGCGCATCTGCCTCTGTCCATGGTATCTTCTGATACCTTGGTGTATATTGAAACTCCTGTGGACGGTATTCAGGACGATATCCATGGACAGAGAACAGATGTATTATTCGCCAATGTACTATCAGCCTATCGGCACTCTATACCATACCAGTCTGAATGCTCTTGTATGCCAGCGAGCTCTCAAATACTCGGACGGTATTCAAAAAGGAGAGGATTGTAGAAATATGGATGGTATTTGAGAAAATTGTATTGATTTTGTAAAATACTGTGGTATAATGTACTATGTGAGCCCTCTTGGAGGGGGGCCTTGGACAGGATTCAAAAAATATGATAAATTTTGTATAGAGATTGTCTCAAAAGAATCGTTTATAGGCTCTTGGCAGGTTACAGAGGTCTGTAGAGTGCCTTTGAGGGCTAAAAGGGCTTAGAAAGGCTCTCAGGGCTGTTGTAAACGAGTCTGAGAGGGTGTACTATATGTTTTTGTAGGACAGGATTCAAAAATTTTCCAAAGTTTCCTTTTACCCTCTCTCCATCCCTTTCATACCCCATTTACCCCCCTATATAATTGCTATGGTAAACTCTCTTTATATCGATCAA